GTCCGACCGGCTCGACAAGCTGGAAGGCGCGCCGGCCTCGCGGCCCGGGCCGCTGCCCCTGGACGGCCCGCCGGACGGCCGCGCCGACGCCCTCGCCGCGCTGGAGAAACCATGACCGAGGAAACCCGCCTTCGCGAACAGATCTGCCTGCTCGCCAAGTCCCTCTTCGACCGGGGCCTCACCCACGGCTCCACCGGCAACATCTCCGCCCGCACCCCCGATGGCGGCCTCCTCGTCTCGCCCACCGGCACCTCCTTCGGCCGCCTCGACCCGGGCCGCCTCTCCCGCTTCGACGCCCAAGGCACCCTGATCGACGGCGACAAACCCACCAAGGAAATGCCCCTCCACACCGCCTTCTACGACACCCGCGCCACCGCCGGCGCCGTCGGGCACCTCCATTCCACCCACTCCGTCGCCCTCTCGATGCTGCCCGACGCCGACCCCGACGATTTTATTAAGCCATCGGGTGGATCAGGGTATCAAGTTTTGGCTATCCGCCCAGATTTAGAGTCTAAAGATGCATTCTTTAAGCTCGTAGACAGAAGTAATAATTTAACAATTGCAACTTCTAGTCTTTTCAAGGATGTCTACGAAGATAATCGTTGGGTTTTTGCGCTTAGAACCAGAAATGCTTTAACTTCCTCTATTACACCAACAAGCCCCGCAGTGTCGCATGGCATGGGAACATTTTTAACCGGCGCCATCGGTGTGAGAGCTAAGGCAACAATTACTGTTATTGATTCTAGCTCTCCTCCGGGCGTACCTTTCATTGGAGAAGGTGATACTATCGAGTTAATCTCGACTGATGGGACAACAGTGACTCTCACCATGCAAGGCACGGGTGGCTCTACCACGTCCTCTGAGACCAGCGGCACAACGTTAACTGCTAAAACCTTGTCGGCCGGAAGCTATGCTAGTTCTACTCTTCATGCTACAGCGCAAGCGGTTGAAATTCGGACAGCGATTAATCATCACACCAAATTTAGTGCGACCAACACTGCTAACGTAATAAGTATAGTACAAGCAGAGGCCGGCGCATCTGGGAACACCACGCTCACAATAACAGAACTTGGCGCAACCGGAATGTCAAATACTAACTTCGTCGGCGGAGCCAACGCCAACCGTGTCGAGGTCAGTCTCTATGGTGTTCACACAGCCTATGACAGGATTCAAGAAGAATTTGCTCTAAGTGGTACTGCGATTCATTCCGATATCACAGTCCCGAGAAGATATTACGTTGGTGCTAGAAGAACTAACGTTACAGGCGGCACTGTCAACGAAAAATCAAGCGTTAAGGTTGGTTACCTAAGGCATTGGCAAATGTACTTAGACAATCATGTTATCCAAGCTCACGCACGAGATACAGAGAACTATGGTACATTTAATCCGTTGCGTAGCACTTACCTGCTAGAAAATCCTCTAACCGGAACATACCTACCCGAGATTCAAACGCTTGCATTTAACTGGGACTTTTCAAACGTAACAGCCTCCGACGCATCCGGCGAATTCACACTTCAGGACTTTTCTTCAGGCTCATTGTTGAAGCGCAGATTCCGCGATCCTGATATTGATCCAATTGTTAACAATCAATATAACGCACGCGGTTACTTCTTCAAGACAAACACGACAGCAGCCGTGGATACAAATTATATTAGCTCTGCTCGCTACAGGCTACCAGAAGTCATGAATAGTCATGACATGATTGATATTAGAACACAAGATGACCTAACATTTACAAAAGAATCAAGACCAATTAGTCATTTCTTCGCGTTTGAAAAGAGCATGTATCAGGCCATTTCAGAAGAAATGATCAACATGTTTGCTGGCATTAATGAGTTTAACAATCTAATTGGTGAGCCCGTTAACCGATATCGTCATGAATACAAGGATATGTCTAAATTAAGGCAGATTTTCTATGAGAATGTAGAGAACACGCCCGATCTAGACAAATATCTATCTTATTACAAGTGGCTAGACACTGCTTTGGGTGAAATGCTACAGCAACTAGTGCCAGCATCATCAAGATTCTCTGACGATGTTCGCAACATGGTCGAGGATACAGTCCTTACAAGAAATAAGTATCGTCATATTCTTCCAACACTTAGAACGCCAAATACTGTCATTGAGGGACAGATTAAGGGCATTGAGGAGCACCTCTACAATTGGAAGATTGGCCATGCCCCAATGAATAACACGGGCACTAAAGTCGTCCACCCACAGCCAGAAGATAAACACTGCCTCTGGTGGAGACAACGTGCTGAGCGTCAAGGCGCATCTGTAACTTCTGATAGAGCATCCGTTGACAGGTCAGCCGCGCAAGTTGCAATTATTGATGAGCAGCGAAACATTTACAAGCGTAAAGGTTATTCCTATATATCAGCCTCTGTACCGCAGTTCACAGCCCTTCAAGGCACCGATGGTGTCACAAAGGTTGGAGTAAACAACGTTCCAATTTACACTGGTTCTTACTATCCAAACAACAGATTCTCAAGAGTCTACCGACTGTTCATGGGTGTCGGCTTTAACAGCCTATCAATAATTGGTGCATGGAATGGGTACTTGATTGCCGGTCACAACCCGGTAACAGGTCCAAACACAAAGTATACTTACTGGAGAACAACAGTTGATCCAGCAGACACTACTAAATTAATTGAAGTTTCCAGTATTATTGATGAGAGCGGCTGCGAGTATGCAGCGGCATTGCTACCTTCACCCGGCACGTTTCCATCTAAAGATCTGCGCCCCGGTGGTGTTGTTTCACTATCAGCTACTACCACAGCAGGTAGTCTTGCTGGAAAGGCTAACAATTTACCATTTAGCCTTTATAAATCAGACGTTACAACGGGCTACAAAGCTTCAATCTCCAATGTTAATATTAAAACTACAACTGGTGCTACAGTTGCAGGCGGTCTTGAACTTAACAATTTACATCAAGACATAATTGAAACAGGCGAAGCTTCTATGCAAGGCCCGTTCACCGAGAAGTATGTTGGCGGATTACCACATAGGCACGTTGACATAAATACAAAGAAAGGCGGCAACTTTGATGACCCAACTACCCGCGTCGAGGGATTTGTGGTTATTCCAAGCGCCAATACTATCCAAGTCCGTGCTCCATCCGCTGCGTCAGATGACCGGGGCAGTTCCAGTCCAGAGGTCAGAGGCGACTTCTACAGAAATACAAAAGTTAAAAGACCTGTTAACGTTGCCAATATTCGTCAGTTAACAGGATCGTCCCAGCTAAATCATATTGGTAACTTCACATCATTCAGAGAAATTGTTCAAATTTCTGATCGAGATGCCAACAATAGATCATTTGTTAAGCATGAAGGTAAAGGTCCATTCCTTGAGAATAGCAGGGCTAAGAGGAAAAGACGTGGTAATGTGAACCTTCTCACTAATAATTTATTTCATCGTCTTGGAGAGTTCAAGGACGTTGCGAAACCAAACTTCTATATCTCTGGCTCATCACATAGAGAGAACGACATTATAAGTTTGGGAGGCAATCAGTTTGCTGAATCCAACACAACAGATTATATCTTTGTCGAAAGATTCTCCGCACCCGGTGGCCCTGAAACAGCGGGTGATTCCATGGGTGGTGCAGCCCTTGACTTTGGCTCCGCACAGTATTCACCATACAACAATCTAAACTATCGTAACCTGACTGTAAGGCTTCCCCTCCGCCGGCTTTTAACAGAACACGCAAATCAGTTTGGCTTCTCCTCTGAGCCTGACGCTTTAAAAGCAACTGCAACCATTACTGTTACGGTTGCCAATGTAGACAACATTGGGCAAGGCGACACGATTGAGCTAACGGCCACAAATGGAAAAACGATCACCTGTACTTTACAGGGAGTAGGAGGTACGACAACTTCTACAGCAACGGATGGAAATGTGCAAGCCGCGACATTCGCATCAGGTACAGATAACACACTTCAAGCAACTTCGCAAGCAGTTGCAATTGCCACAGCAATAAACAGCAACAACTTCTTTACTGCAACCAATAACGCCAATGTTGTTACAGTAACTCAAGCTGTTGGCGGCGGAGTTGGCAATACCGCAATTACTATAACGGAGCTTGGTGCAACCGGATTGACAAAGACAGATTTCCAAGGCGGCGCCGGCCGGGCATCGACCGTTAACTCTTTCGACTATAGGGGTATACCAGCCTTCCACGACGTTAATAGAAACTCTAGACTACGGTTTGAGTTCTCTAGTTCTAGACAAACAGCCGAGACTGTAATTAGAAAGAAAACACATGATAACTTCTTTGTTCAAAGAGAGATCCCACAGTCTGAGACACAATATGCTTGGATCACCGCATCTCTTACGCACATTCCCGGTCATCAAACAACAGTTCTTGGGCATCCACACCCAGACGGTACAGTGTCTAGTTCTGTTGCATTCGATTATGGTCTCGCTCAAGGTGCAAATACAGCAATTGCTAGCACAACAAAAACTGTCGGACCCGGCTTCATCCCCGCACTAAACTTTGTTAGTGCGAGTGATGTAGTAAGTAAAATAGGCGGTGGCGTCCGCCGCTGGCTTGGACCCGGTGGCAATGTAAGCCATAACACAAATGGTGGAGCCGATAAACGCGCCGTAAATTCAACTTTTCCTAATGGATTTCTCCCAACTGACTTTGTTGGAATGAATGGAAACGTGCGTCAAGTTATTAATACTGGGTCACTAATCCTATCCGGCGCCGCACATGCTTTCCACAATGACTTGCCACAGATTGGCACCGCTCCATTTTATCGAGCATCTCATCTATATATCAATTCCATAGAGGGTTCCGATACTGGCGAGTTCACACAAATTACTAGTGAGCCTCGAAAGGGTGACACAACAGTTCTAAATGCCCTCAACCTTAACCGCAACGGCCCTTACGGATATCCTTCCTTCAAACAAATTAGAACAGGCGAGACTCGTATTGGTAGATATCTGCGACGAAACAATATTATTTCGTTTAACGAAACACCGGGTAGACACTTAGTGTCTGAAGACGCTGGTCGTGGCCGCGAAGAAAAAATTGAAAGATTTGGAACACTAAAGCAATTCCGTGAGCCAGTAGCTGTTAGCCGCCACAAGCCAGCCAAATTTATGGTTGGAATGAAAGAGACTTACGAGGATTCAGGCAGGACTGTAACCAAAACCAGACCGGTAATGATTGAGGCAACCTATGGAAACGACTTAGGCTTCTTCTCTGACAGAGAACTGGACGATGCAAAGGGCTTTGTTAAGCCCAAGCCTGTTGGTTACAGAACAGTTGGTGACTTTTACCTCAGGGGAGGACTGGAAAGTCCAGCTACCCCAGTTGAAAGCTTTATCGACTTTAGATACGCTGACACAGTTTATCCAAAAGAAAAGAACACATACATGCTCAAGTCTCGTTCTAGAAATGCATTCGCAAATAATTTCTGGAGAAATAATCCTCTTGATAGACTAGAACTTGGCCAATCAAAAGTAAGATTCAACGGAACAACTCCCGATGACTTGGATGCCGCTTCAGGTGAAGCGTTTACTCCAAAGCAAACAAAACTTAGTTCGTGGAGCTTGGACGGTCCACCAATCGGACAGTTTACCACAGCGTCAGTAAGTGTGTTCAACGTACTAACTGGTAGTGAGGTTGGCATCTTGCAACATAGAAGTGCAATTTTGCACTACGGCAACAAGCACACTATGACTGCATCTGTAATTTACGCTCGTCCGCACTTGTTAGAAGCTACTGCATCTGTTAGATCCCCAGTTGGCCCATCAGCTCCTTCTAGTTCTGCCTCGATGATTCTAGCTGGTAAGCCACTTGGTCGTATGAAGATCTTTGGCGGTATTACAGCTTGGGAAGCTGGTGAGAATGCTGGTGTTGTGAATGATGATGGTGTATTTGTGAAGAGACCTACGACACCTTTCTATGATTCATACGATGATTTCGCTGAAGATCTTCGAGTTGTAGCCAAAGACTACTCCATCGTCCCAGAGTTTAGAATTAGCGAACATATGGACTTTTATATTAAAGAGAAACAAGGTAATTTCTTAGCGGATAATCCAAAGCTGCTGTCCATCTTTGGTTCTCCCACAGGTTCAACAGTTCCACAGAACAGCTCAGAAAACGATTTCTTTACAGTTTATTCAAATACAGACTTTATGAAGCACTTTGCAGAGGTGAAAGAGGAGCATAAAGAAATTGCCAAGCCTTCAGAAATTACCTTAACATGCAAAGCAGCCATGAAGTTCTTGCCGTATAACGGATTTTATCCTGCTGAGCGGACAGTTGATATCGCGACACAATTCTCAAAATCATATGGCGATCAAGTATCATTCACGGGTGATGACTCGGTGTTCAGCAGTGCTAGAATAAGACCATTGGTCGCGCCGCTTTTCGCCCCCGGTATTATGTATAATTCAATTAAGTCTGGCATTGCAGTAGACTATCCAGTATACACATCGTCTTTCAAGCGGCACAATCCAAAAGATGCCGGTGATTCAAACGTAGCTACAAATTATATTATGATGTCTACTGCATCCAGCCCGAGGCTTGACGCTGGGGGCAAACTTGCGGGATGGGACTTTAGAGTTCCTTTTGAGACCATTATTGAGCCAAAAAGATTTATTACAAATCTATCATTTGTTGATATGGAAGTTCATCCATCTTCGGCAATGGATATGACAGCTTCATGGGATGGCCAAGGCGATGAACTTTATGAGCGAATGTCTAACAACTTCTTTGCCGCAGTCCCTGAGTTCTTCTTACCAGCAGGTGAATTTTCCACACTCAAGTCAAAGCCATCAAAACAATTCAAGTCTTTAGACACTGGTTCAGTTTATGGCCTAAGAATCAAACTAAGAAAGTCTTATAATAGGGGTCGCCAGCCCGGTCGCCTAAACCAATACATTGTTCCTAATGATACTTTCCTTGATTTTAATTCTACCACTGAAGGCAAGCCGTCCTTGAGAGAAACTTTTACGATGTACAGTCGCCCTAGCGCCTTCGGACCTCCGATGTCTGGTCGCGACCAATTAGGGGCCACTGGATCGGCTGCATTGGAGCAGAACACTTTCTCAAGACAATTGTTACCCGATTCTCTGCTCGGTATGAACCCCAGCTTCACGCCTCCATATTATGATGGAGAGGCATGGTGTGATGTTTTGTTCCGGCCTAGTTCAAGCTTTGCAACGCTTGGAGATATTCTCGCTGGATCTAGAAAACTATATTGGCGATTTGATAAGCTTGGCTTGGGTACTCAACCCGGCGCTAATACGCAGCCATACGGGCAAATTAATATTAATAGGTTTGCCATGCAGCTTAGCTCATCATTCAATCTATTCCAAAGAGTTCAAGAACCAAACGTTACTTTTGATGCAGACGGCAACCCTATCACGATAGGCGAGTCTAGCGACGACAAATCAGTTTGGGTAATCCAGCCAAAATTTGAAACGCCAATGTTTAACTTTAACGATCAATTTGGTGTGAATCCAATCGTTGCAGGTACAAACTTTACAGTGCCAACAAACAACTCAGAGTCAGTCACGAGAGGTATATGGCACCAGTTCGGTGTGTTCCCTACTGACCCACAGCAGGGCATTTTCTTAGATATTGAGGATATCCCACAAAACTTCCTCATTAACAGAGTTAAGAATTACGGTTCTTCATCATTCTTTAACAATAACAACGGCCACCGTATTGACGAGAATGCTGCTAACATTGATGATACTAACATCAAGGGTTTCTATGGTGGCTCTGGTACAAATCGAGTACCTTTCAAATCACTTTTAGATGTTGTGCAATTTGACAAGAAAACTATGCGACTAGGTGAGACAGCACAAAAACTCACAGCTAGTGAAGCAGTCGTCGCTGTGCCATTTATTGAAGAGGGCGGACAGCGCAAATTCTTTAACGTTGATAAGACACTAGTTGATAAAGTTATAGCAAACCCAAGAACAGAAGAAGTAGGTGAATCTATTAAGCACATGGTTAACAGCCTAGATAAATATGTCGTGCCTCCAACTATGGACTTCGTGGCGTTTAGGGATCGTGTTGACCCAATTGCGATGTATTTCTTTGAGTTCGAATTTGAGTTTGATAAGAACGACTTGTCTCATATGTGGCAAAACCTCATGCCACCTTCTGGCAAGATTGTCAAGAAATCAGAAACTAAGGTTGGACACAAGCTAGTGTTAAACGAACTACTTGGGAATGTAGCTGGTGAAACTGGAGAGTCAATTGACGACAGATTACAGTGGATGGTATTCAAGGTCAAGCAGCGCGCAAACACCAATTACTTCTCAAAGGTTGCAGGTGCAAATACAGACGCTGACCCCCGCTTCAGGAAAGAGTTCAAAGCAGGCCGAGCCAGCGAAGAAACAACAGTGCAGGATAGATTTAGCTTTAACTGGCCATTTGACTTCTTCTCAATGGTTGAGTTAATTAAGCTAGAGTCTGAGATTAAGTTCTCTGCACCCGATAAAGATATTGACGAGCGACTAGTTATTAAGTCGGATAAAGACACAGTAGACAGTGGGGTGAAGGCCGCACCAGAAAGTGCTACAACAACAAGTCTTTTGCCGTCAAAGGAATGATAGATGCTTTTTGCTAACAAAAAAGAAGAAGTAATAGACATAGAATTGACGCCACACGGTAGATATCTTTTATCACTTGGGCGTCTCAAGCCTGTGTATTATTCATTCCATGATAATAATATTCTTTATGATGGTCGATATGCAGAGATCGTGGAGTATTCAAAAGATATTGAAGACAGGATCCAACACGAGACGCCACAACCCAAGACATTGAACACGAGAGCTAGCAGAGAAAAGAACACAAAGAGAATTTTTGAAACAAATCTCGCGTTGGCTAGTAGCGTTGACAGAGCAACAGAGCTTGCATCTGTCGCCCAAATGAATGAGCAGAAGGCTTTCTTGGCAACGCATCCAATTGGAACATGCTCACCAACCACAGATCAGGCACCCAAATGGTCAATTAAAGTATTGAACGGGGAGATTAGTGGATCGATCCCTTACCTGACCTCTAGCTACCAGACTTTAGAAATTCCACAAATTGATATTGATGTGGTCTACAAGACTGCTATTTTGGATGTGAATGATCCGGGCTTAGTGTTACCAATCAAGCCAGACCCCGCACTTTCTAGCAACGTGTACAGTGATGGAACTTATGTGGCGATTGATCCAGACCACTTGTTGCTAGAAATCTTAGAGGAAAACACTGAATACAATAAAACAAACTTTGAGGTTGAAGTGTTCGAGGTAGAGAACGAAGACTATGTATCAGCTAAGGCTGGCCTCTCAGGCACGGAAGTTAGACAACAAGAATTAAAACCATTATTCTTCAAGAAGCCTGTTGAAAATATTGTCAACAACATTCTAGTAGATGATGCCGAATTGCCAAAGCCGCCAGCGATTGGTGACAATCCACGCATGGTAAATTATTATTTTAATGTTTTTGTAGACGAGGAGATTGATCCTGCTGACATTTGTGAGGCCAAAGAAGAACTTGACAAGAAAAACCTCTTTGTCGATCTCGACGTTGTGTGCGCTCCTAATGCAGCTACTCCAACAAGATACGATGTCTACACCGGACCAGATCCGCTTGCACCTTGTCCAGTACCTCAAGAAGGTACGGACTGTAACGATTAGGAGTCAGTTTAAATGGGTATTTTTGTAAATTCTGTTAACGTTGATGACGCGACTCTTACTATCGGCCTTAGTGCGGAAGAACTTTATCGACCAATCAACCCAGACTGCCCTCCACCCGCTGACAGTAGCTCAGGCCCCGGTGGTGGCCTTAACATAATTCCAAGTGATCCTGTAACTGAACCTCCTTCTGGTTACACTCCCGAAGCCGGTGATAGTGGCTGGTATTATGATGAATGTATGGATTGCTGTTACCCAGTGACAGATAAAATCCTTAATTATATGGAGTTTAAGGTTGCGACATTTCTTTCGCCGGGTTATACTCAAAACATTACTTGTGAGGAAGTAGACGTAGACGCTATAGTCACCTCCGCTGAAGCCGCTGGTGACGCTGTTGTTGTGGCTATTGACCCAAGACTTCATGCTGCTGGGACGCTATCTAATGCGTTGGTCAAGGAGAAGAGCGACGGTTCTCGCGCTTATGAATTAAATTATAATGCCACCATTGAATTGCCTGACGGGGCAGACACTGATCACATTGAAGTGGTGTCATATGTAAATATTGATTTTGAACGAATGAAGAACGATTACGGCTTTGAGGCAGGCAATAATTTGCAAGCAGAGACTATAAAATTGATGGCACTTAAGGCGAATTTAGATAAGGTTCGAGAGCGTGGCAAAGTAAACGAGACAATCCCATACTTTGTGAATCCTGCAACAGGCAAGACATGGACCGGGCCAGTTCATTATCACCCGCCGACAAGAGGCTATATGGGCGGCGCAAAGCACACGATGTTACCACAGCCCCTGTTGGTCCAGAGAACAATGCCGAACTTAAAAGTTGTGGATAATTCCACTACAAAAAAAGAACTATTAGGTTTGGATTTAGGCCGCGCATTAACAAATGACCCATACGATGAAATTGATAGACTAAACAGCACCGGGACTAAACAGCAAGTTGCCAAGACGTTTGTATCAGATCCTGTGTTGTCAAAAACTAACGACGGAAAAGTTAGCTTTGTCTTTTACATGGATCCTGAATCTGTGGTCAGAGCTAACAGTAAATTTCCCGGTATTAGGGAGCAGGGCATTTATCGAAGAACCCCAATTGAAAGCATTCAAATTTTTCGTGAGCGTGCTATCGAAGGTGCCGATCTCACAGAACTAGGCGTCAAAAAAGTTGGCAAGGACACCAGAGGCAAGCAATCACAAGAGAGGGAGCTAGTGGTTTATTCGTCAGACCAAAAGTCATACGGCGAAGACATGCAAACTATGAACGGTGCAGTGAAAGATGTGTACTCAAGAGGACTACAAACTAATAGATATTCCGTTGATGAAGACTTTGATGGCATCAAGGAAGTGGAAGTAGGGATTATTTCTGAGACACCGGTTCGAAACATCACTAGTAGAGGATACCGTGCATTTACAGTAGAAGACATGCAAATCTCTAATAGAACTTCAGGTAAATTTAGATATTCCACTGAGATTGAATTTAAAGATCCAACTGTAGCTTACATTAATCGAAAGTTAGCCGTGATTTGCGAAGCCAAAGATAAGTTAGAGGAACTAGTTTCGTTCATTGACAACGTAAAAGCTTACGATATGTTGAACAAAAAATACACTAGAGATTATAAGAAAAGGTACAAGAGGGCACATACTAGAACCGCTAAGATGGTGACTAGAGAGGTCATGAAGCTGCTAAAAGCAATTACCGGACAAAGCTTTAGTGCGGCACAAAATTATATGATATCTAACCTAAGTGTTCAGAACGGCAGTCCTCAAGGTATTGAAAATATAATTGAAGTGATAGGCTCAATAGAAGACAAGCTAAAGCTAGCTCTTGGCAACAGTATTGACAATGCAAATACAAATAATGCTGGCGCTGAAAAAGATCCTACTATCTCCAAAAAGTCAAATGCAGATTTGGGGATGGTTCGCGTAGAAAAAGAGTTTGATGCAATTGTCGATCAAACAAATGAGCGCCCATTGAAACTAGACTACACAACCGCAAGGGCCAATAGCTTCCCCAGCATGACTGACAAGTCTTACGAAGAGAGAATCAATTTAGAACGTAGAAAGTTCTACTCAGACTCGAATACTCGTCGTAGGAATAACGCTAAAAGTAGGTCTAATTTACCTAAAAGAAAGCTTCAAGCTCTTAGTAGAAGTCGTAACAGATCAGATTACAGCTACCTTACACCAGCATTTGTTAGATGTGGCACAACAACCATGGATCTGGTTGGTGACAATACACAGATAGACAATCTAGAACAGTATAAGAGTATTAATTTTAGGTCCGCAAGAGGTAATAAGCCACTGTCTGTTGAAGCACCACCTGAAAATACTAGCATGCTAGAATTATCTGAAGACATATTGACAGAGTTGGGAATCTCTGTAACGCTACGCCCAACAGAATCAAGTAAAGACAAGCAGTACAATAGTGATAGCACTAAGGTATTTGGATCAAAAAGCTTTGCTGACAAAAACACTGAACCGGATAGGATTGCAAAGAAGCCAAAGAGAGATAGATTTGTGATGTCGGCCACCGAAACCATTGCCACAGCGGTATTAAACAAGGCTCAAGATACCGACATATTAAATCCAGATGCGCCAATTAATCAAGACCAAGAAATTCCAGACATAACGGATGCGACAGAGAGTCGAAAGCTTGCAATTTCAAAATTTGATGTCCTAAGAGAGGATAACATCTTAAATGATCTTGATGCATCTAAGATTGAACAAATGCCAATTGGCTTACGAGCATTGTTTGATTCAAGAGACGATGCAAGATTTAATTGGGTCGATCATGATCTTGACCTTGTAAAGGATCCAAGAGTGCAAGATATATTTACTTACAATCAAGGTAGCACTGTAAAAGTTGAATATTTAGCCGACTTTGAATCAACCTTTGGCGGCAAATCACTTAAGAAGCCGCGATACTCTCCACTAACAAAAGAAGTGATAGATAGTGTCCCTGAGGGAGAATCCCTTCTCGTCAGATTGCGACCAATTAGTCTAAATGAATTTGGCGTTCCAGACGATTCGGTGCCCAGCTTAGGTGCTGATATATTGACAGAAAACTTTTTTATCACCTCGACTACGCCTTCAACAACAGGAGTAGTTGCAGTTGACCCGGTTACAAGAATGGAGGAGAGTCCAGAGATTACTGATGTCGAAACGCAAGTAAATGCAGTATACGACATGATCCCTGACGAGCCTTCGACTGTATCATATGTTTGTGTCGCAGGCGTTTCTGGCCGCATCCAGTCTGCAAATCTAGGCGCAACACTTTTTGCTGGCGATTCACGCCCCGGCCCTTTAATGCGGCCAGTTAGTTCAACGAGCACAGGAGGCGGCGGTTACTAATGAGTTTAACTAAAAAATACGTTTACGTCCATCACTGTAGTTTAGCTGAAGACACGCCTGATAATTTTAGAAAAGTTATGGGTCGGGCTTGGGTGCCAAGCTCTAGACTTGGGTTACAGTACGGATTTAATGTAGATCCTCCCGTTATGGATATGACATTTGGGCCTTACTTAGAGTGGGAGCACGATTATTTCTTCTCGACCCAAGTACCAGCAACAACTCAGCTAGTCTCAATTAAACCAAATCCGTACTACTTCCCGCCGATCCCTGATGCCGAAGAGCCTTGTTGCGGTTGGTATGCATACCTCGGAAGGTTCTTTGCAGATCATTTTAGTAGTGGTAATCCGCTACAGATCCTAAGAGGAGTTCTAAAAGACAGAGTTGCTGGCTATAGAGCGTCCCTGTCTGATCTCGGCTACTCTGGGCCAATCGACCAGAAGTATTTCCCAGATGACTCGTGCGGAAGAAGGCTAAATTATGGGCCAATCCAGTCCGACGACCCTGAAGACACGCCACCACCTGAGGTTAATATTCCGGGTGCGATGGCCTTGGTCTCAAATTCAATGGCCGTTCCTGTTAACCCAAACCAAGCCGGTCCAGAACCAGAACAAGCCGAAACAAATAGGGCAAAAGTCAGGTTGTTCAGAGACCTTTGGTTTCAAATGTTCGCGCCTTTTTCAGAGCTTGAAGATGGGTATCTTGAAGGTAAGCCTAAGGCAATGGTTGGCGATGTTAAATTTAGCTATAACTTTTTCCTAGAGGCCTACGAGCGTCAGCTCAGAGGAAATACTTTACCAGAAATTAGAATACCAAACTTATACTTGTCCGTGTATAAGGACGGATCAGTACCATATGTGCTATATCTAAGTGAAAATGTAGGCTGTAGATTCAAAGAATTTGCTAAGTTAGTTCTGCAAAAGGGATACACAGAGTACCTAATTCCTGTTAAGCAGCAACCGTTTTTACAAGATAAGAATGTGTATTCTAAATCATTCCCGATGGATGCCACAGTTTCTTTCAGCACTGACAGGAATACTTTTGTTGCAGATGCTCTTGAGGACTCGAAACTAGAGTGTAACATGCTCCGTAGAGTGTCGGAAGGCGAGGTCAGGCTAGACGTTGCAACCACACCGCCAACTGCTTTTACTCCAACCTCTGAAGGCAACCTCAAGCCACCCCCTGAAGAGACAATGGAGTTTGCCTATGCAAAGCGTTACTACGATACTTTGTCGAACGCATATACTCCAAAAGCAAGCGTGCCAAATCAAGTAAGCAATTATAAAGCATCTTACGGCCCGTTTGGTAGAGACTTGAGGACGTTCGATTTTTATCAATGGATGATGAGTCTACCAGATATCCCTGCTTCTTCAGTGTCGTTCCCCGGCGATCATGTTTTTCTTGGTAACCAAAACGATTCCACCGACATGGCCTTAAGGTCCGGCCTATACCAAAGAGACTTGTCATACTTGGCGAATTACTTTATTATGTCAGGTAAGGTTAACCAGATAGCCGAAACCCATCTCAGAACTTATCAGCAAATGATGAGAGGTGACACACCACACTCCGAAACTATTCTTTATAAATTATCTAAGTATTCGACAGCCGAACTACAACAGCAGTTAGAGACAGTTCTATCTTCTAGTCCAATGTTGCGCGATCAGATCTTGCTTGGTAACGATGGGACCGCTGCCTTGGCTGGTGAAGACTTTGAAAAACTTGAAGCTATATTCGACGAAATTGAACAGATCGGCATTACTCCAATTCAAAATGTGTGGATTCCCAACTCTAACTCAATTGACATTTTTGAATATGTTGATACACAAGTAAAGTATAATAAAGAGTACACATACGTTGTAACTGCATACCAGTTGTCTGTTGGGACCGAGTATTTTTACTCTCAGTATTTTGGCCAAAGACCAGAAGATCCACAGCCACAGCCATGTGAAAACGCTACAATTGGTAATCAAGCCATTGCAGGAGTCTACAATCTACAAGAGTCACCTCTGGATGTAACAGGGGTTCCACCAACAGGAACTGCTGTACCGCTATTAAGAATTGTTTACGATGCCTCGCTATCCGAAGGAGAAAAGTACAATCTTATAAACCAATTACTGTCAGAGAACAGCCAGTGGAAAAGCTTAACTGGTGGTGGAACGGTTGATACCTGCGAAGGTACTGGCATGGCAATCCTCAGAAGGCAGATCTCCGATGGAGGCACCGACCAGTCAGGGCAAAGTTTTGGTCCCGAATTTGAATACCTTGTGCTTTGTTACTGTTTTGATTTCTTCAACCCCAATCCAGATCAGTGGTCTGTTGTAACAATAATTGAAAACAAGCAAGTAAGATCATCCGGCGATCAAACAGCCGGGACTGGTAAAAACGAACCAGCTTGTACAATTTATGGTCAGCTTAGAGTTGCCCTACGAGCTGAATTAAATTTAGTTGACGCATCATCGATAACTGACGAGATCTTAGAAGTGTTCGGCGTCACAGACCCTGCGGACCTCCCAACCTACCAGAGAACAACCACGGTCAGAGGGCGACTAAGAGCAGAGCAGTGTCCAGACGGTTGGATAGAGGGCAAAGTACAGAGACAAGTTACAACAGCAGAAGCCACATCATATGCAGCAGGATTTGAGGTAACTGCACTTGGGGCCACTGAACTTAAAGCAGTCTGCGAATGTCCCGAGCCTGAACCTTGCAGGGAAACCTTCTTGGTTACAACATTCCCAAGTTTAAAAGTTCATGAAATTCCGTACATGTTGTGGTCCGGCAAGGTCACAGACTCTCATCCCGTAGGCCCCGATGTAGAAATTAATCCTTACAGAGCTGTTAATAACGAGATGTTATTCCAGATAGGTGCAGGTCTTGGCGATTACTACGACCGCCCAATTGCCATTTTTGAAAGAGAGAAGGCAATGTTCGAAGAGCTGTTAAGATCTCAGCGGTCAACTGATGGTAATGTCTTGTTTAGTTCAGACGATCCAGTTAGAGGGTTTGAGTCACTTATGTTAACTGACAAGCCCACAAGATATACTGACTTCTCAACCGGCGTAAGAAAACTTATATCAACAGAGGTTGCAGAAAAACCAAATCAATATGCAGATGCAGTATCTATGGTCGAAACTCTTGTTCCGAATCAAAAATATTATTATATCTTCAGATCTATTGATGTTCATGGGCACGTTTCAAACCCAACACCAATTTACGAAGTGGAACTAGTTGACACAGACGGTGCCATTTATCCATTAATTAATATTTATGAACCAGATCCAAGCTTGCCTGTCGATCTAAGCAAGCAAGGCCAGAGACTATTGCAGATTAGGCCTGAGTACCTACAATCAGTATTAGATGTAGAATCATCTGGCTTGTCCGATGCGACAACAGCCGGTACACCTACAGGCGGACCCGCTGGAGATCTCAAGCTAGGAACAAGAAGTGAGAGACTGTGGGATAAGAACTTTAAGATGCGCGTCACATCGTGTGAAACTAGAAGGATGCTAGAAATCAATCTCAAATTTAAGACTGAGCATATTGCACTGGACGCCTGCCCCCCAGAGTACGAAAAGACTACGATTAGTGCTAACGATGGCCTCAGTATTCCTGATGGAGTAATGGATTTGATTCCGGGTAGCGAAAGTAAGCCTTCAAACGGTTCAGCTCCGAGATCTGGAGGCGGCTCCACTTCTGGTGGTACAACCGTGACAGCAGATGTTAGCAACACTATATCACTAATAAACGGCTCAGGTGGAGGCACGACTGGCGGTGGATCAACTGGCGGTTCTTCATATTAACAAATAAATTATTTTAACTTGACTATTTACAAAGGAAAAGAACTATTTATATCATAGGAGTACAACATGGCCTTTTTAGATAATAGTGGCGACATCATTTTAGATGCCGTCTTAACAGATACCGGTAGAATGAGACTAGCGAAAGGGGACGGTAGTTTCCGCGTTGTTTCGTTTGCATTCGGAGACGACGAGATTGATTATTCGAATTACACTGCTGTTACAGCGAGTGGTTACGAAGACTTATCCATCTTACAAACCCCTGTCCTAGAAGCTTTTACCAACAACGCTTCTTCAATGAAATCAAAGTTGATTACGATTCCCGATCCCGGTCTCCTGTATCTTCCAGTTGTTAAATTGAACGAGGTATTCTCGAACGACACTAAGCGATTTAACGCCGACAACATTTTCTGTGTCGCTGTTGATGAAGCAACAGCGGTGGATGATTCTAACCTTAATAACGTGGTTGGGATCTTTAATGGTTCAAACCTTAGAGACGCAAAGCGATTTAGGTTGGATCAGGGCATCGATAACTCAGCGATTGCAGCAACTAGAACCTTGGCAGGTTCTTTATTAGAGACACAATATATCATTGAGATTGATAATCGTTTCGGAACAATTTACTCTGCTGATGGTGCGAACGCCGCAGCCGTTTCTTACATTGACGATGACAATATGGCTAGCTACTACCTAACTCTTGATAGTAATCCAAACTTTGTCGGCATGAACACAGAAACATCAGTAACAACAGCCACACAAACAATTGCAGGTTCCAGAGGAACCATTCTAGAATTCAAGATTAAGGCCTCCTTGGATCTAGAGTCAAGCAACCACTTGTTCACTAAACTCGGATCAACTAAGACAATTGAGACCGTAAACTGTCGAACCATCGACACATTTGTTCGAGTCACCGGCCAACGCACAGGATACAGAGTTGATATTCCTGTTAGATTCATTAAGAAGGTATAATAGGAAGGTAACAAATGGCATCTACATATAAAACTTTTAGCAATAACGATCTAGTCACGACAAGAACTCTTCTACACGAAGTTATTCCAATTACCGGTTCTATCGTGTCTGGAACTTATGTCGAAGGAACAACCAACGAGACAAACATTAAGAACTACTCGCACGGCATGTTCCAGTCAGTTTACGACTATCCGTATCTTAGCTCCTCCGCTAACCATATCCTTGATATCACTGTCGGGTATTCTGCGGACTCAGCTCTTTCAAATTCTGCACCGCTCACACAGCAGATGCAAGAAAAGAAAATTAATATCTATTCTCAGATGGCACAGATGCTTGTTGGTTTCGACCACACTGGTGCGATTCGTCCATTTGACAGAGACGGCGATCTAACCGGTGGCAACAAGATCAAAGAAGCATTCTTCCTTTCTTTCGCTCGACTTCTTACCAAAGACGAGATCCAAAAGAACACATTCAGAATGTCCTTCGCAACCGGTGCCCAGACAGCCAACGCTGACATTAGATTCCTTAACTCAATGACAGTGGGTGACTTTGGAGCGGACACCGCATTCAAGGTCAATTCACCAGCAGGCGAGTACGGTATCCTATATACAAGTTCTGCCACTCCTAATCAGGATTCAGGCGTTGGCTTGTTGTATTACCAAGCAGGTATCGCAGTTCTTACTGCATCAGTGTTCACTGCATCTGCTGACGGTGGTCTAGGGTTCCAATTTGGTTCTACTGCAACCTCTGCTGACATCACTAACGTTAATACAGTTCTTTCTGGCACTGCGATCACGGCATCTACTGATGGTTTCCGAGCCCGACTAATTAACGTTGAATTCAATAACACAACAGAGCTTAACAGTACAATCTACTTCTGCCGAGCTAATCACAGAGACTTCAACTACAGTTCTAATCCAACTTACCTTGCTGACAGCAAGATTCGAGTCAAGGAAGTCTCTAGAGACCAGCCTGTTGCATACATTACAACTGTTGGGCTATACTCTGCCGATAAGGAATTGTTAGCAGTTGCTAAGTTGTCGGAGCCACTCAAGAAGACTCCAGCAAACGAACTTACGCTGCGTGTTAGGCTAGACTACTAAGGGGGCAGAATATGCCCACATGTTTACACAGGTTTGGCCCAGACGACATCTTCCACAATAGAATAAAGACTCATCCACAATATGAGTTCTTTATCTATGATTCGGTAGTGTACCTAAACAGGAAGTCTCTCCAGTCTGGTTCTTTTACTCCAAGTGTGCCTAACGTAGATCCGGGTTTCGTAAACTTATACGAATTAAACGTTGACCGTCTTGCAGGATCTACAGGGTTAATTCATCCGATGATCACCAAGGGTGGTGGCGTCGAGGTATTGACTCGCGGAGAAGGCGGAACAATTTCCGATTCAGATTTCTTTACGCAGTTTGGGTATGGGGCCAAGATTACCGGATCATATCCGTTAACAGCTTCGATCAAGCGAGATTTCTTCTCTGCTAGTTCAACTAGAAAGCATGTTGATGCACTTAAGAATACACTAAACTTTTACAATCCTCTGAGTAAGCACTACCAGTTTTCTTCCTCGTTGGGCAACAAAGCAACACAAGCACTTAATTTAATTTCAATCCCATCTATTTTTTATGGGTCTTCTATTGAGAAAGGCAGCGTTGACCTTAGATTCTATGTTACCGGTACGATGGTTGGTCAGCTCCGAGATATCAACAGAAACGGTGAACTTATTCAAGTTGCCCCGTATGGTAGCCCTAACTCAGGTTCCGTTGCTGGCGTGGCGCTTTACAACGAAGGCTTCTTGTGCTTAACTGGTGCGTGGGGCCTTAACGATACAGAATTAAAATATACTGGCGGAACATCTGTGGACGAAGCTAGGTGGCTATACTTTGGTGTCGGCGCTAACGACGGCATAACAGGGTCTTCTGGCGAGTCTGCTTCTACACAGACTAGAGCCTCTGCTAGCTTCATGATGGCGTTCTCTGGCACTCACTATGTCCCGAATGTGACGATGATGGCTCATGCTCCTCGTGGACAACTAAACTGGTCAAACAACCCAACTTACATTGATCAAGAAAGCAGTGCGTCATTTGCCAACCCACTGACAGGCACCTATCAGTATATTGAACGAGATAGAGTAATTGCAAATACTGTGAGCGCATCTTTTGCAGAGCCGACAGCCAGCTTCAAAAAGACAACTTATATCAGTAAAGTTGCAATTTACGATGAGTATAAAAATGTAATCGGTATCGCCACAGTCGCAACGCCGGTAAAGAAAACTGAAGATCGCGATCTAACCTTTAAACTTCGTGTGGATCTTTAAAAGAAAACTCACTTTCTTCACCTTTTGGTGCTTTAGCATACTATTTATAGTATGGGAAAAGGAACTATATACGAACATAGGTGCTTGTTCTGCGAGGAAAGTTTTACATCAAAAAGACCCCATAGCAAATTTTGTTCTAATAATTGTTCCAAGAAAAACAGTTATAGAAAAAGACCAAAGTTTTACGAGGGTTCCTGTGCTTACTGTGGCGAAGAGTTTAAAGCAAGAAAACCTAACCCCAAGTTCTGTTCAATAAAATGTAAAAACCATTTTCACAAGAACGCCGACACAGAAAAACAGTGCCCAGTTTGTAAAAAGACTTTTGTGGTTTCTTTTTGCGAGAGGAATAAGACCGAGCATTGTTCCTATTCTTGCGCTGGTATTGCGCGCTGGAAGAAAATGGAAGAGTTGGGAAGAAAAGAAGAAGTATCGGCAAAGATAAGTGAAAGTCATTTAGAAGGACATAGAACAGGAAGAATTTTTAGGTTTGGGGAAAACGCTCCTCGCTGGAAAGGTGGAATTACCAAATTAAATCAATCGGTTCGCTCACTAAAAAAGTATGACGAATGGAGAAAAGCGGTATTTACAAGAGATGACTTTACTTGTGTTCATTGCGGAGATAAGGGGTATCTTAATGCCGATCACATAAGGCCGCTTAGTCTCCTACTTAAAGAGAACGATATAGAAAGCACAGAGCAGGCCAATAACTGCGACGAGTTGTGGGACATAGAGAACGGAAGAACCTTATGTATTCCGTGCCATAGAGAAACAGAGACATTCGGAGGGAGGGCAAGATGATGGTCTGCGGACTTGACATCAGTACGAGCATAACAGGGTATACTCTTATAGATCAAGATGGCAATGTGGTGTTGAATGGTGCTTGGGATACAAGAAAATATAAAGACTTCTTTGAAAAGGTGATACATGTTAAAGCAGGTTTGGAGCAAATCTACAGTCAATACGGCAAACAAATTACAGCGATTTATATCGAACAGTCGCTACAATCGTTCCGTTCAGGTTTCTCATCTGCGAAGACTCTCTCAACTTTGTCTCGTTTTAACGGCATCGTGTCTTGGCTTGTTTTTGATCAATATAAAATTAAGCCAGAATACATCGCGGCTACGTCTGCCAGAAAACTTTGTGGCATCAAAATACCGAGGGGCGAAAAGGCAAAACAAGTTGTCTTAAAATTTTTACTTGACAACGAGCCTAGTTTCGTGATAGATTATACTCGTAACGGCAACCCTAAGCCTGAGTCCTATGATAAAGCAGACTCAATAGTGATTGCCAAAGCGGGGGTTATATGCGAGAGGAAAAGCTTAAAATAATTAAGAATGTTCTTGGCCGAAGCTACAACGCTGGCCACGAGCATCTGTTTCATTGTCCGTTCTGCAAACATCACAAGATGAAGTTGTCTGTGAATGTGGACAAGTCTGCGTTCAAGTGTTGGATCTGTGATAAGTCAGGTCGTGATCTAGGATACATTGTTCGTAAATTTGGAACACGCCAAGATCGTGACGAATGGTTGAAGTACGAAGACCGAGTGGAGATCACCGACTTTGACTTCCTGTTTGCAGAGCCTGAGACGCCCTCTGAGCAGCGCGTCGATCTACCCAAGGACTTGGTTACCCTAACGGGTAGCAAGCCCTCTATGACCTCACAGATCGCTTTAAATTACTTGTCTAAGCGTGGCATCACTAAACATGACATCCTCAAGTGGAAGATTGGCTACTGTCCCGATGGAGAATATGGTGGTCGTATTGTGATTCCATCATTTAACGAAAATGGCTACGCAAATTATTTTGTTGCTCGCTCTTATGGTGACGCTTGGCCAAGATATAAGAACCCGCCTGCAAGTCGCGATATTATTTTCAATGAATTGTATGTAAATTGGGATGAAGACATAATTATAGTAGAGGGGGTATTTGACGCAATAAAGGCTGGTAATGCTATTCCTCTTCTTGGATCAACGCTTCGCGAATCTTCTGCTCTTTTTCAGGCCATTGTTAAAAATGGTAACACTGTTTATTTGGCTTTGGACGAAGATGCATCCAAAAAGACACGCTCTATCGCTCGACTGTTGCTTAAGTACGGAGTAAAAGTTTATGAAATTGATACAAGTGGCGTTGAAGATGTTGGAAGTATGTCTAAAAACGAGTTCCAAAGTCGTAAAAACGATGCGGCGATTGTGGAAAAAGATAACTATTTATTGCAAAGGCTTTTTGCGATCTAAGAGGAACAAGCTATGAGAATTATACTAGAGAACTGGAATGAGTTTATTAATGAAGCCAACAAGGAATCAGAAGCCCAGCGCGCCGTCAACAATTTAAAACTAGAGCCTAAGCAAGCTGAAGCAGCTCTTGCCATGTTGCAGGGCGAAAAGTCTCAACTTGAAGAAGGGGTGATGGATTCAATTAATAGTCTAGTTAAAAGATATGGCAAGCGAGCGATTATGGCCGCTCTTGCAGCGTCACTTTCTGCTGGTGCTGTCCTTCCTAAAGATGCCTACGCTTCTGGTGGCGAGTATAATGTTGATACTGATGCGGATGCTGCTGCTCAAGTAATGGACACTGGGTCAGAGCAGGCCGTGGACGCAGCCGCTGCTCTTGGTTTTGTTAGCACATATGTAGACCTCAAAATCGAAAAAGGAGCAGACCGAGTGGATACGAACCTTAAGTTTGCCCCTATCATGGATGCTTTGGCAAAAGCAAAAGGCGGCGATATGTCTGCTTATAAATCTCTTAGTAGCAAAAACAAGTCAATGTATGATTTCTTTATGGGTAAAGTAAAAGACATGAAAACAAAAGATGCAAAAGCCTATGATGGATATTCAGCTTTGGGAGCTGGAACAAAAGTATCACAGAAGGGATTACAGGAGAACACTGCAATGAGACTTACAAAGAAACAGTTAAAACAAATTATTAAAGAAGAGCTTCAAAAAGCTATGAATGAAGTATCAGAAAAAGAAGTTGTGAAGATGGCCCAGAAGATGGCTCCTAATGCTCCTAGTACGCCTGTTAAGGAAAAAGGACAGGAGGCAATTTCATTGCTCTTACAAGATCCAAAGATCCGAAATATTGTTGGTGGCATAGTCGCAGACATAGCAAATAGCGGAGACTCAGAAAATGTCATGTCTGAGGACAAGGAAGGTGGTAGTGCAGCAGCAAGCCTTCTCTCTCTAGGGACGTTTGGCGCGCCTATGTTATATATGGCCATGGGCTCTCCCGGCTATACTGCTCTTCTAAACTATCTGGGTGGCGATGCCTTGGCAGCAAACCTTTCTGTTCAGCTTGGCATACCCCTCGCAGCGCTAGCTACTGCGTTAATCGCTGGCATGGGCGCTGCGGCATACAAAGATATTATGGATCCTAATGTTGACACAATTGTGGGACCATACAACGCAGAAGATTTCTCTGATTTGAAGATACCATACAAGCCTGATGGATCTGCCCCAACGCAAGGTATTGGTCGTAACATTTTTGGCGACCCACAGGTACAGCCTCTAAGAACAAGGAAAAAATAAAATGAGACTTACCAAATCACATCTAAAGCAAATTATTAAAGAAGAATCTCAAGCTGTTTTGGCAGAGAGGTGGGAACTACAACGTCAGCGTTCCATCATGCTTGCTGAGTCAAAACGGATTGATAATTTGCACGAGATTAGCCTTTCAGATGTAGCCAGTTTTGCTAAGAATGAGCTTCCTCATCTCGCACTAGATGTGGCCGGTCTAATTCCGGGCTTTGGAGAAGGGGCCGATTTGGCCAATGCTGGCCTATACATTAGCAAGGGCGAATACTTTATGGCAGCTTTGTCTCTTCTATCAATGATCCCAGCGGTGGGAGATGTTGTAGGAAAGGGCGGAAAGTTCTTGACAAAGTTTGGCGATGACGCTGGAAAGGCGTCAAAGTATTTGGGTGGGTTACTTAAAAAGTACATGCCACAAATTCAAAAGCTATTGAAGACACTTAAGGACAACCCAGTTGTCGGGCCTCATGTTGACGACATCCTGCGTGCAGTCACAAAATATATTGACGACGCTGCTGAGGTCGGAGCGAAGGCAGGCAAAGAAACACTTCAAAGACTCCAGCAGGCGATTCAGACCAGACCAGTTAAGCCGATTGAAGGTGGTACTTTGAAGAAATTAGCTGTTCGCACAAAGGCAAGAAAAGATCGCGAGAAAGCGGCCTCGGCACTTCAAGGCAGAGAACAGGAGGCAGCAGAGTGATTCTTAATGAACAAACACTCAAGCGAATCATAAAAGAAGAGCTAGTAACTGTTCAGTTACGGCTGTTACAAGAGAACCCTGCATTGCTAACCAAGTTTGTACCTATGATTCAAAAGCTTGCACCGCAAATTCAAGATCTTGGCCCTGCGATTGAACAGTATGGTCCCGTGATGACCCAGCTAATTAGCATGGTTAAGGATCTAGATGATGAGAAGTTACAGCAAGTCATGAGCCTTGTGGCAAGTGTAGGCCAATTAGGCAAAGACGACTGATATACAATATAGTTCAGAATACTAAAGGAATAATAAAGATGCAAATTACCAAAGAAAGGCTCAAACAAATTATTAGAGAAGAAATGGAAGTCACGCTCACCAATGAAGAGGCTGGTGAACTATTTGGCGAAGAAGTACAGCAACAGCTTGACGAAGTAGATATGTCTTCCATGGTAGACCCACAGCTCATGGAAATCGTCGCAGGCCTTTTCAAGATGGGCGTGAACATTGGTTTACCCTTAGTAATCGCCGCACTTTCTCGTATGGGATACGAGGGTATCGCATCAGCTTTGTCACAAGAGCCAATGGCACGCAAGGACAAAAATTTCCTTATGAATTACATCCAGCAAGAACTCGAAGGATATAAAGAATTCGATAAATAATCCTTGACAGCAGAGCTGCTGCGTGTTATAATATATTATAAATTCAAGTGGGGGTAAACTTGAAGTTTGCACATATCGCGGATACACACATCCGCAATTATAAGTATCATAAAGAATATCGAGCTATCTTCGATCAAATTTATGACCGATTGAAAAAAGAGAAAGTTGACTACATTGTACATTGTGGCGACTTAGCACATACAAAAACACAACTTTCTCCTGAATATTTTGATTTGGCTGCATCGTTCCTGAGTAATCTTGCGGACATTGCGCCTACCTATATCATTCTTGGAAACCATGATGGCAACCTTAAGAACGAGCACAGGCAGGATGCAATTACGCCTATTGCAAAGGCACTAAACCATCCAAATCTACATCTCTTGCGAGACGCAGGCGAGACTGTGCTAAGCGATGACTTAGCATTTAATGTTCTATCTGTGTTCGATGAGGAGAATTGGGTCAAGCCATCCAGCGACGAACGTATCAATATCGCGCTGTATCACGGTTCTGTATCAGGCGTTAAGACTGACACAGGCTGGGTGATGACACATGGCGACCACCCAATCGAAGTCTTTGAGGGACATGATTATGTGTTCCTTGGAGATATTCACAAAACGAACCAGATCCTTGATGATGAGGGTCGGGTAAGGTATCCGGGCTCCACTGTTCAACAGAACTTTGGTGAGACAGATGACAAAGGATTCTTGCTGTGGAACATCCAAAGCAAAGATGACTTTACTTGTGACCACATCGTAATTCCGAATCCCAAGCCTTTTATAACAATAAATCTAACCCCCACCGGGCGCATGCCCAAAGGCTTATCTGTTAAAAAGGGATCGCGTTTACGACTTGTGTCTAACAATAATTTGTCTCTTGAAGCGATGCGGAAGGCAGTAGATGTCGCAAAACAACGCTTCAAGCCCGATACCATATCGTTTCTTAACCGCGCCGCTGGGGAGCGTGGCAACGTTGAAGAAATCACCGATAGTATTCATCAGGATGATATGCGTAACCCGCAGATTCAAGAGGAATTAATTCGTGAGTATCTGGTAGACTACCAAGTTACCGAAAGCTTGATGAAGAAGGTACTAGACCTAAACTCACTATACATCAAGAAAGCCGAAGAAAGCGAAGAAATTTCTAGAAACATTAAGTGGCGTATTGGTGAGCTACAATGGGATAATTTGTTTAACTACGGAGACAGCAATCGAATTGACTTTGCTCGTCTGAACGGAACTGTTGGTATCTTTGGAAAGAATTATTCTGGCAAGTCCAGTATTATTGATAGCTTATTGTATACAATTTTTAATACAACTTCCAAGAACGAGCGTAAGAACGTAAATATTATCAACCAGAACAAAGAAGATGGTTCAGGCGAAGTGGTCATCAACATTGGTGATGAACAATATTACATCCGACGAAGCTCGTCTAAATACACAAAGCGACTCAAGGGGGTCGAGACTCTTGAAGCAAAAACCGATCTTGACTTTTTCAAGATTGATGCGAACGGAGAAAAGGTAAGTTTAAATGGACTCACAAGAAACGACACAGACAGAAACATCAGAAAGGTATTCGGATCCATTGATGACTTTCTACTCACTAGTTTGTCTAGCCAGTTGGATAGTCTTTCCTTTATTAGGGAAGGCAGCACAAAACGGAAGGAAATCTTGGCAAAGTTTCTCGACTTGGAGATCTTCGAAAAGAAATTCAAACTAGCAAAAGACGATGCTGCTGATATGAAGGGTGCTCTTCGACGCTTGGAAGGCAGGGAGTATGACGCCGAGATCGAAGCAGCAGAGCAAGAGCATGCTCAATGTGAAGAGAACCTAGAAGAACAGCAGTCTGTTTGCGAGACTCTCAGAAACGAAATATCCAAATTAGTTTCTGGCATTGAAGAAGTAGATCGTATGATCGATTCTATCCCAGCGGAAATGATTGATATCGTAAACGTTAAGGCTGAACTAGTGCGTAAGCGTTCCTTGTTAGAGAGAACACAGAATAGTCTAAAAAATAACAAGACAAATTTACAAGAGAAAGAAGCACTCGTTGAGAAAATTGAAGAGTTTCTAGACAACTATGATATTGAAGACTTAATTAAGAAGCAAAGCGATTCAAGCAATCTCTGGAATCGGATCAATGATTTGCGAGCGGAGCTTGAACGAATTGATAAAAAGGCCTCGTCCCTAAACGACCCTGAGTTTCTAAGAGGTTGTAAGTGTCTTCGTGAAGCAGAGGACGCACTGGCTAAGAAGCCAGAGGTTCAAGAGAAGATCGATATATTTACCACTGAGCACCGTGCGATGGACCCGGAGGGTGTAGACAAGAAGGTGGAGCAATATAACTCTTTGGTTGCTAAGAAAGACCAAACTCAGAGAGATATTACCAACACACAATTGCTAATCGCTCAGAATGAAAATTCTATGAGTAGCCTAATCTCTGATATCGAAGCTTTGGAGGAAAAAGAATCTTCTTACGAAGATAACAAAGAAGCGATTGAAAACTTAGAAGCTCTGCTGGCACAGAAGCAAGAGAGTGAGTCTGCTCTACAAGACCGTGAAACAAAGCTACAAGCTTGTGAAAAAGAGATTGTTACCCATCATCGTCTTGTTGGTTCGTTAGAGCAGAAGGTGCTAAATATCAAAGAACAAAAGCAAGAGTACATTGATCTTCGTGAGCAGTTTGCGGCATATGATCTATACATGCGCTGTATGCACCCTAATGGTATTGCTTATGATGTCATTAAAAAGAAGCTGCCGGTTATCAATCAAGAGATTGCGAAGGTTCTCGCCAACCTCACTACCTTTGAGGTTCTTTTTGAAGAAGAGGGAAATAAGCTAGATATCTTTATCAAGCACCCAAGCCATGACCCTCGACCGCTATCAATGGCATCTGGGGCAGAGAAAACAATGGCTGCAATGGCGATTCGTTTGGCTTTCCTAGCCGTATCTAATTTACCAACCAGCGATATCATGGTTCTGGACGAGCCGGGTACTGCTTTAGATGAAGAACATTTGCAGTCCTTTACGCAGCTTCTTGACATGATTAAGGCACATTTCAAGACCATTTTGCTAATCTCGCACCTTGACTCTTTGAAAGATGTTGTAGATTCAACACTTGACATTTCTAAGAAACAAGGTTATGCTTATATAAATCAGTAACTATTTATCCTATAGGAGTCGTAATGACGTCGGAACAATTAAATCAAGCACTACAAGTGCTCGTAAATGCTATCACCATTGCACAAAAGCGAGGCACATACACATTACAGGAATCAGCAGCAATTTACGCCGCTATCCAGTCATTCAATGAGATGCAGCCAAGCACAACTGATAATGGTACGGTAGAAACAAACGAAGTGGAGGAAACATGAACATGATTAAAGGAGCAGTTGATAAAACTCTAGAAAAAGTTGTATCACGAAAGCTACTTGTCTGGGCAACTGCAACTGGCCTCGCTGCCAGCGGCTTCTTGACCAGCGGAGATTGGGTTACAATCTCAGCCCTTTATCTTGGTGGCCAAGCGGTCATCGATGCTGTTGTTAAGTTAAAAAGCGCATGATGAAGGGAACTTTTAGATTTCTAATCGCCCACTGGAAGGAGGTCGCTCTAGCTTTGCTGCTATTTGCGGTCTCCTTCCTATGGTGGCGTGATCACAAGGGCTTGATCGATGCGTATGATGCGTCTGTCGAGAGCTATGAAGTAAGAATTAAGGAACTAAAGCAGAGTCACGAACGCGAGACTGAGCGCAAGGCAGAGGCTCTGGAACAATATAAAGCCAAGATGGCGGAACTTGAAACAGAGTATTTCGAGTATAAGCAAGCTATCGAAGAGGCAAAGAAAGAGCGCGTGAGGGACTTTGTGACCTTACGACAAGAAGATCCTAATAAATTGATTGTAGAGATTGAGGCGAAGTTTGGTTTTGAGCACGTTGATTAAAGTATTATTTTTATTTTTCTTGATGATCCCCACGGCTCATGGTGGCGAGGGTAAATTTACTCTTGTTCCTAAGGGCGGGGTTGTTCGGTTTGAAGCCACCTGTTTCGACACTGAAGCAACAGCCAAATTGTTAGCTTGGAAAGAATTTCTATCAGAAGAATACAAAGCTAAATGCGAAATGGAAAAGCAAAAGATTGTTCTAGATTCAGAACTTGTTATACAGAACATGCAAATTACGTTGGACGAAACACAGGTCCGATATCAGGTAGAGATTGACACTAGAGATCAAGAGATCGAAAAGCTCAGAGAGATAATTAAGAAAAGCAAAAAAATTAATATCCCACTAGCTGTAGCGGGAAGTGTTGTTGCAGGTGTCGCCATTGGTTTTGGTGCATATCATATAGCGAGTAGGTGAAATGAAGAAACACAAAGATCCAAATTATATAGCTAAGCTAGAGAAGGCTATCGCAGAAAAGTATGGCCAAGAAGCAATTGCAAACCCAAGAGGCAACTGGAACGACGAAAAAGAGAAAATTTATCAAGAACAGATTGAGAAGATAAGGCAAAAAGAAGTATTATTAGATGAATTGGATCAGAAAACAGAAGTTAATGGTGTTTTGATCCCTAAAAAACTACTTAATAGAGAAAGCCAAAGCAGAACTTGCCCTGTGTGCCATACATATTCTTTTGACTCAAAAGATGATGTGTACATGAAAAAATTTGAATGTTGTCGTAATTGCTATATTCAATGGGTTGAGGGACGCGAAGAACGCTGGAAAACAGGATGGAGACCAAATAATGGCAACAACACTTGAAATTATCAGAGGCATTTCACAAGCCGCTGCAAACGCATATGATGGCGCACACGACGAAAAGGGAGAGCCAATCTCCATCGGTCTAAAGCGCGAAGAGGGTGACCCAATAATTGACTCAAGAGTTATGGATGGGTTCGGTGTCCGTCTACACGGCGACATCCTCAAGATTTCATACCAATCTGAAATTAAACTTCGTGACGTACACGACAAGAGCTTCGAATCTGACATTGAGCAGACAATTCAAGACATCGCAAATTTTCTCAAGAAAGAGTTTAAAAAGATCACTGGTAACGCACTAACATTAACCCCTCAGGGGGAAGTAACAGTGCTGGTTCAAAATACATCGAAGGTCAGAGTCTTTATCCTTGCGAACATGGACTATAAGATTGGAAACCTTGGTGATGTTGACACTGTAGGTGGCGAGTCTAAAGATAGTGTTGATGCAAAGTTCAAGAGTTTCTTAGATCAGGGAGGGTTGGGCACCAGACCGGATAACGATAAGCGTAAGGAATAATGTCTTATCAATTATCAAAGAAAGAAGCAATCAGAGAGATTGTTAAGTGTGGCAAAGACCCATCCTACTTTATTAACAACTACACTAGAATCTCTCACCCACTTGAAGGATTAATTTCCTTCAAGACCTATCCTTATCAGGACGAACTGCTTAAGGATTTCAACGATTACCGCTTCAATATTATTTTAAAAGCTAGACAGCTAGGCATCTCGACTATTTCAGCAGCCTACATTGTCTGGCTAATGTTGTTTCACAGAGACAAGAACGTCTTGGTTATCGCAACTAAATTTGCGACTGCTGCTAACTTGGTCAAGAAGGTCAAGAATATCATGCAGAACCTTCCGCCTTGGATTCGTATTGCCGAGATTAAAATTGATAACCGCACGTCTTTTGTATTGACAAACGGTTCCGAGGTTAAGGCGGCTTCTACGTCTGGCGATGCTGGTCGTTCAGAAGCCTTGTCTCTTCTTGTTATTGACGAGGCCGCGCACGTTGAAGGCCTTGAGGAGCTGTGGACAGGCTTGTATCCTACACTTTCCACAGGTGGTCGTTGTATTGCATTGTCCACCCCAAATGGCGTTGGCAACTGGTTCCACAAGACATATGTCGAGGCAGAACAAAACGTTAACGACTTCCATCCTGTAAATCTTCCATGGGATGTCCACCCTGATCGAGATCAAGAGTGGTTTGAGAAAGAGACAAGAAATATGTCTCGCCGCCAAATTGCACAAGAGCTGGAGTGCAACTTTAACTCCTCGGGTGAAACCGTAATCCACCCAGAGGATCTAGAGAGGCTGGTCTTCAGCGTGTCCGAGCCAATGTATCGAACAGGCTTCGACCGTAACTTATGGCTGTGGGAACAGTACAGTCCCGAATACACTTACTTACTAGTTGCTGATGTTGCCAGAGGAGATGGTGCTGATTTTTCTGTGTTCCACATAATTAAATTAGAGACCATGGAGGTAATTGGTGAATATCGCGGCAAACCCAACCTTGAGGAATTTGCTACAATACTTGATACCACAGGTAGAGAGTTTGGTAGTTGTCTTATGGTGGTTGAAAATAATAGCTTAGGGATATCAATCCTAGAGAAGCTACAGAGTAAAGAATACCCTAATCTATATTTCTCGGTGAAGGGAACGCACGAGTACATTGATCAGGTGCAAGCTTCGTCTATGACAAACTCAATCGCTGGTTTTACCACCTCTTCCAAGACCAGACCACTTATCGTGGCAAAAATGGAAGAATTCATACGAAATAAACTAATTACAATATATTCTTCACGACTTGTTGATGAATTCAAGACTTTTATCTGGAACAATAATAAAGCTGAGGCTATGAGAAGTTATCATGATGACTTAGTTATGGCATTAGCAATTGGATGTTGGGTAAGAGACACAGCACTTCAAACAAATCAAAGAGAAGTAGAGTACAAAAAAGCTATGGTGGGGTCAATGATGTTAAAGAGCAAAAATTTTAGAACATTAAACCCCGGCGATAAAGACATTCAACAAGGCTTAACTAAAGAACAGAGAACAGCACAAAATCAGTACAGAGACTTTGTTTGGTTACTAAAAGGATAGATAGATGGCTAGAAACTCAAGAAATACTAGAAACCCAAGATCGGAGCTTTTTAAATCTTTAACTAAGCTACTTTCTGGACCAATCGTTAATCGTAGAAGCCAAACAGGCCGTCGCCTCCGTCGCCATCAGCTTGACAGGTTTGCCACCCGGTTTGTTTCAGCGAGTGGGCAAGAGTTCAAAAAGAGTAACTATAATTCACTTGGCAACATGCAGCCGTCCTTGGTATCAGGCCATAACCGTACAGAGCGGTATGTGGACTTTGATCAGATGGAGTACACACCAGAAATTGCGTCAGCACTAGACATCTATGCTGACGAAATGACTACACATTCAGCCTTGCAACCGATGCTCGGCATTAAGTGTTCTAACGAAGAAATTAAAGCTCTACTACACAGTTTATACCACGATGTGCTCAATATCGAGTTCAACTTGTTTGGGTGGTGCCGCTCCATGTGTAAATACGGAGATTTTTTCCTATATTTAGATGTCGATGACAACGCTGGAATTAGAAGTAGCATCGGGCTACCAATTCAAGAAGTTGAAAGGTTGGAGGGCGAAGATCCAACCAACGCTGATTATGTGCAATTTCAATGGAACACTGCTGGCCTAACACTTGAAAACTGGCAAATGGCACACTTTAGAATCTTGGGCAACGATAAGCATGCCCCATACGGCACATCTGTCTTAGAGTCCTCACGTCGAATCTGGAGGCAGCTAAGTCTTCTAGAGGACGCAATGATGGCTTACCGTATTGTACGGTCACCAGAGCGTCGTGTGTATTATGTTGACGTCGGCGCGATCCCTCCAAACGAAGTCGAGCAATACATGCAGAAAGTCATGACTCAAATGAAACGCAATTCTATTGTTGACGAAGGCACTGGGCGTGTTGATCTTCGATATAATCCACTTTCTGTTGAAGAAGATATCTATATTCCACAAAGAGGCGGCACAAGCTCCAGAGTCGAGACACTACCCGGTGGACAGTTCACTGGTGACATTGACGACGTTAAGTATTTACGAGATAAATTATTTGCAGCCCTTAAGATCCCAGCTTCTTATCTATCAAGAGGCGAGGGCTCGGACGAAGATAAGACAACACTTGCTCAAAAAGATATTCGATTCGCCAGAACAATTCAAAGATTACAGCGTTCTGTTGTATCAGAGCTGGAGAAGATTGGAATCGTCCATCTGTACACATTAGGGTTTCGTGGCGATGATTTAATTAACTTTAAGTTGCATCTCAATAACCCATCTAAGATCGCAGAGCTGCAAGAACTTGAGCACTGGGATAAGAAGTTCGCCGTCGCAGGCGCTGCTACAGAAGGCTTCTTCTCACGCCGCTGGATTTCCGAACATCTATTCAGTATGTCTGATGAAGAATTCTTACGAAACCAGAGAGAGCTATTCTATGATCGTAAGTTTGATGCACAGCTAGCAGCGGTTGCAGAGGCTGTAGCAGAAGAGTCCGCTGGTCTTGCAGGGCTTGGTGGTGACGCAGGTGGCGACCTTGGCGGGGATCTAGGGGGCGATCTTGGAGGAGACCTCGGAGGAGACGAGCCAGCAGCCCCTGAAGCCCCGGCTGACGAACCAGAGGATGTTCTACTAGCAACTCCACCACCGGGCCGTCGTGAGGATAAGCCAACGCAAAAAAGCTTAGAGCCCCAAGCCAAGGGCAAAGAATACCGTCCGGTCAAAGATAATCGTGATCGCAGACAAGCTGGGGCGGTGAAACGTCACCGTGCCTCGCAGGCAAACACAAATGTTGGCGATACTAGAAAGATTTTCCCCGGATTTACCGGCACTGGTGGGCTAGGAGAACTATCTAAAGGGATGTTTGAGGGCGAGGAATCTAGTTATGAGGAAAGGGATTTACTCGAAGAGAAAAAGATTCACAATCTCAATTACGAGGTCACCAGATTAATTGAAAACTTAGAAAATTCGGAGCTAAAGAAAAATGAAATTCAGACACAATAAAAAAAGAAATACCGCTTTTTTGTATGAAACATTAATTAAAGAACTAACAAAAGCAGTTGTAGACAAAGACATTGAAAGAAAGAACTTTATTGTTAAAACAATGAAGAAGTATTTTAATTCTAGAACTCCTCTTGGCCAAGAGCTTAGAATCTACAGAGATCTCAATGAGACAAGCGGTGTAGACTTGTATACAGCCGAAAGATTATTGATGGAGTCAAAGAAAGATTTCCACAATATGGATCGTAAAGAGATTTTTAATTTACAAACCGAGCTTATCACAGAAATCAACAAGGCAATTGGAAAAGAAACATTTAACAACTTTGTGCCAAACTACAAGAGCCTAGCAACAATCTACCAGATTTTCTTAAATCAAAGCTCCACTAAGGAGCTAATTTTGCTAGAGCGTAGAGTATTGTCCAATATGGTGGCCAAGACAAAAGATGCTGTGGTTAAGGATATGCCGCATGTTAACAATCTTACACTCAAGACGTTCATCACCAATTATAACAATAAATACTCAGAGTCTATCACTGAAGGCCAGCAGCAATTACTAAACAAGTATATTCTATCATTTACAGACAACGGTCTTGAACTAAAGGCGTACCTTAATGAAGAGGTATCACGATTGAAAGGTGAGCTTGAATCTATTCTAGAGCAGAAAGATGTCTCCACTGATGTAGACCTACAAAACAAGTTCAAAGAACTGCACGCTCTTTTAGAGTCGTTCGGCAAAACAAAGGTGGACAACCAGATGGTTACCAAAGTGCTGAAGATTCAAAAACTTATAAAGGAAGCTAAAGAATAATGCCAGTATCAATTAAAATCGGTGATGAGCAAGAAGTGGAGCCTGTTGTAGCTCCCGAAGACAAGCCTGCGGTAAGTGTCAACCTAAATATTAGAAAGACCATGGACGGGGATTTGATGATCTTTGATCATGCTGATATTGATATCATTATTATGAAGAAGAAGCAGAAGATTGTTGCGTTTCCTAAAGATATAATGTCAGAGGTTGTATACGGAGCGCAGGATAGGCTCTTTAAGTTTTTAATGAAGCGCGGCATGATTCAGATTGACTCTGTAGTAGGCGGCTCAATTTATGGCTCACTTCAAGCTGAACTGCTTCCGTCCTCTGAGTTTAACAATGTTAGATTAGCAATTGTTAACATTGAGAATTGGATTGACTCCGAACGCCCCTACTTTGAATTTGTCGAAGATTTCGAAGAGTTACAGGCAGACAGGCTTACAGATCCATCAGATGAGGACTCAACAGAGTTGGGCGAAGTGCCACATGAAGAAACAAAGGGCACTCTACGACCGGGCTATAATTACGGCCCTTATTATCAATCATATACATATGAATAGAGGTTAGTATGGAATTACTATGGTTTATGCTCGCTTGCTACGGCTTGACTTATCTTGTCGTGTATGCAAGCATTTTTAATAGAATACGCCCAAGCAAAGAGTGGCTTGGTGGTTTTGGTAAGTTATTTAATTGTACACTTTGCTTTGGCTTTCATGCTGGATGGTTTTTATTTGCCATAAACGAGTGGACGGAACTATTTACTTTTGACTACACCTTAGCAAATTTCCTTATTTGTGGGTGTGTAGGTTCTGGGACATCATATTTTTTATCTATGATTGTAAATGACGAAGGCCTTCGGGTATCAAAGGAACATTAATAATGAAAATCTCTGAAAGCGAATTAAAACAAATTATTGTCGAATCTATTGAGCAAGAAGGCCTAGATGAGTCTGTTATGGACGCAATCCGAGGCACCTTCGGTGGTGTTAAGAGGGCAGTATCGGGAACTGGCAAAAGATTTAAAAGTGGCAAGTATGATACCGTAAAAGCTAGCACGGTCAAAAGATCTCTAGCTGCCCTTGAAAAACTAAAGGCCAGTGCAGCCGATTTTGAAGAGAGTGAAGAATTTAAAGCTGCGCTTGATTCTGCAATCCAAAACCTACAAAGCATTAATGTTTCCGAGCCAACCGAGCCAGCCGCAGCGCCAACAGGCTCGGGAGACTCCGCAACAGCAAGACGATCAGCAGCTAATGCCGCTGCCCGTGCCGCCCGTGACGCTGCTAGGTCAGGGGCTGCACCTGCAACCCCCGATGCCGGACCTGATGATGTTGACGTTGGAACACCAGAGGCCCCAGCCAGTGAGAAACCAAAAATCAGCGTTTTCAAAGGCAAGGGTGGCCAAGGTGTGCAATCCCAGATGTCACGAGCCGGTATTAGAGGAAAGGATATGGGTCGCATTCTAAAGGGCCTTAAATCAGACTTGTCAGCCGCTGGCTTTGATGTGTTGGAGGAAGCCGCTCGTAGAGAGATCTCACTAGAGAAGACTTTGCAAGCAATTGAGCAGATCGCAGATCCTGAACAAAAGAAGGCGGCAAAAACAATTATTATTAAACTTCTAAAGAAGAATAAAGTCAAGGTTGCTGATGCTCGACTTAAGAGAGAAGAAGTTAACGAATCTGTAGAGAACAACCCAAAGGGCGTAATCAGCGAGCAATTGGTAGCGAGATTCGCTCAGATTGCAGGATTAACAAAGGAGTAAACAATGCGACGTAGAAATATCCCAGAAGTTCGACGCTGTTGTAGCGGTTCCTAACTCACGCGGGTAGCGCCCGCGTTAATTTATTTGGAGATTAATATGGCAAAACAACTTTTAAGAGAATACTATGCCCTATGTGATGGGGGAGTCTGCCAAGACTTACTGACAGAACAAGAAAAGAAAGACATGTCCGAGGGCAAAAAGTTCTACATGACAGGCTGTATGCAGAAGTATAATACTCCAAACGGCAATGGTAGAGTCTACTCTAAAAATATTCTCCAGCGTGAAGTTGAGAACTATTGGAAGCTTGTTAGAGAGCGTAGGGCTCTTGGCGAGCTAGATCATCCTGATGATTCGGTTATCAACCTTAAAAATGCATCTCACCTCGTTATTGATATGTGGTGGGATGGCGAAGCTCTAATGGGCAAGGTCGAGATCCTTAACACCCCATCTGGCAAGATTTTGCAACAATTAGCAGAGTCAGGCGTCACGCTTGGTATTTCATCAAGAGGCCTCGGCTCTGTTCGACAGGAACGAGGCAAAACAATTGTAGAAGACGACTTTCAGCTAATCTGTTTTGACTTTGTTTCGGAACCCTCCACCCCCGGTGCTTTCATGCACGTTAAAAAAGGCATGATGGAACACAAGGAGCCAAATATCTTTACAAAGTCAGATAGACTATACAGATCACTAAACGACATTTTGAGAGACTAGAGAAACATGAAACGTTCAGAATTAAAGAAAATGATTATGCCTATTGTAAAGGAGTGTGTTCAAGAGACATTACTTCGTGAGGGGCTACTATCTAATATTGTATCAGAAGTAGCACAGGGCATGGGTAACCAATTTATTGTTGAGAACAAAGAAGAGTTGGTTCCACAATTATCAAATGAGAACAGCGTCCAAGCCGACCTAATGGCCGAAAGAAAAACAAAAGAACTAAATGCTTACAAACAAAAATTACTAGACCAGATTGGCAGTGATGCCTATAACGGTATTGACTTGTTTGAGGGCACAAAACCAGCAGCCCCACAGCAGTCCGTAACACAAGCAGCGAGTCCACTAGGCAACAAAGATCCCAATGATGCCGGTGTTGATATTTCAGGAATTATGGCTTTAGGTGGAAAAAATTGGAAAGCTTTGATGGGCTAAACTATTTACAGGAAAGAGGAGTGAATTATGGGAGATAAAACAGGATATATTGTTGATCACGGTCAGGGCACCGCAACTGGTTATCAGCACAGGTGGAACACGCCCGGAATCCGCAGCGTCGGATCATATCAGGTTGCAGGGCATCCGTTTATCACAGGCTCAACAAACTTGGACAATAACAAGGTTCAAATGGTAGAGTTTCCGTTTGTATCTAAGTCGTTTACCGTAATTAACAATAACGTGAATAGCGGGGAAGATCTAAGAGTTCATTTCCAAAGTGGATCTAGTTTAGCGGGTAGCCCAATTACAAAACCCGGTGATTTTGATCAATCTGGTGGCACAACAATAGCAGCCGCTGATGATGTAATTGCAGGCTTACATTTTATCACCGTGCCCGCAGGATTTGCTAGCGTAACTTTTGATGTTAAATGCAAGAGATTCTATATTTCAAACGGCTCTGGTGTTGATGATCTCTCATATCAAGTTATGGCTGACCTAACGAATATTTCTACGGATCGGATGTACCACTTGACAGGATCAGGAATTACAGACCATCAAGACATAAGTTAATACAGAGGTAATTAATTAATGGGAAACTTTAGGCCATCAAGAACTATATTAGCAGGAGAGGAAACATCTCGCTTTACAACCGCTACCGCAGCAGGTGCCGGTTTTGACGGTGCTGCAAAAGTTGAAACTAAAATTCAAAAGATTAATGGCCAGATTATAACAACAATTCTTGTTGATCTTGAAGGCTTGGTGGTTTCTGGTACAGTTAAGGATATTATCGGTGAGGACGGAGCCGCAGCCGCTTTTATCACTAAAACCGAACTTGCTAACACTGGGAAGATATACAAGGTCGAAATGGCTTGTGTCGAAGCACCTGCTGGAACAAACACTACTGCCGACATTGATTTGGTGGTGAGCACGGTCTCGCTGGCTGAAGACGCCACATACGATAGCTCAGGATCTTCGGTTGTCCTTATCGCGGCAGGAGGCGACTATACCGGTGGTATGTATAAAGTTAGTGCAGTTGACACAAATATTAATGCTGCTTCATCTGTTGGTGGCCGCTTCCTGTATTTAGCTAACGGATCCGGCGCAAATTCTGGCGGGACTTACACGGCAGGCAAATTCATCATCACGCTATTTGGTGCCAATTTCTAAAGTTAACTCATCTTCTGACTAATTACTACAGTAATCGTTAGTAGGGTTTTGTATGTCCAATCGTAAATTAGTAGGAACCGAATTTAGAAACGAGTTTCTTAGATCACTTAACGTTCTCGCCCCCCGTATTGCAGCGGCGATTGAAAAGTATGGTGAAGATACCGTTGATGTTATTAACTTTGCCTCGTCAGGCACGGCCACGCTTAACAATGTAAGCATTACTGGCCTGACGGATATAGTTTCTGATGCTACAACCGAAGATGTGTTGGATATTACAGCAGACTCTCTTACGACAGCTAATGTTATCGACATTTCAGCAGATGCCTTAACGACAGGAACTATCCTAAACCTTGTTTCTGATTCATCAGACAATAGTTCCCGCACTCTTTTGAAAGTTTTAAACGACAATTCAAGTGCAACAGGAACGAGCGCCGCATCGTTTGAGACACATGCAGTTCAAACTTGCGTATCAATCCACAACGACAATACAGAAACTGATTTTGGACCTATTCTCACTGTAAATAGAAAGTCCTCCACGGTTGCTGATGATATGGGAGTTGGGATAATAAACTTTCAAGGTCTTACAGATGGTAGCACCTCAACTGGATTCGCTAGGATATCAGCAGAGGCAAGTGATGTATCAGATGCAACACCCAGAGGAAAATTAATTCTTCGGGCTCAATTAAATATTGATGGCTCTGAACCTAACGCTGTTGAAGAACTTATGTCCTTGGGCGGGGGAACCGGGTCAAACGCACCAGAAGTTGTTATTAATGATCTAAGCTATGATGTTGACTTCCGCGTTGAATCAAATGGCGAGACTCACATGCTGTTTGTTGACGGAGGAAACAACCGGGTCAGCATTGGAGACTCCACAGACACCCCAGCGGCAACACTAGAAATTTCAAATGCAAGTAATGGCGGCGTTCCGCTTGTCCTACTGGACTCAAACGACACAGACAAAATATGCCTTGACATCGATGCAGCCAACATCGACGCAGATGTAATTGATATCGCAGCCGACGCAGTAACTACAGCTTTTGTCATGGATGTTACCGCAGATGGACTTACAACCGGTGGTATCCTAAACCTTGTTTCGGATTCTTCAGATACAAGCGATAGAACACTTGTCAAAGTTACTAATGATAATACAGGTGCAACTGGCACCACAATTATGCATCTTAAGAGCGATGCCGTAACTGATGATAATCCAATTTTGCTTATCGAATCCTCTGCTGCCGACACTGGTCCCGTTCTTGAACTAAGAAATACAAACGCTGGTGTCAATCGTGAAGCAATCTTAAAATTTACAAGAAGCGATACATCAGCGGAAGCAGACGACATGGATCTTGGGCGTTTGCAATTTCAAGGTGCTGACAGTGGCAACAATGATACTATATATGTAGCTATTTTGGCAGAGGCCTCTGATGTCACTGACGGCGATGAGGGAGGCCTATTAAAATTTAGACTGTTCTCAGGCGGAACAGGAGGCACAGCCTCCTCCAATACGCTATTCTCAATCGGCGGTGAAGACGTTGCAAATTCAACACCTTGTGAAGTTATCGTCAACGAAGACGGCATCGACTGCAACTTCCGTGTTGAATCAGATAACAATACCCATATGCTCTTCGTTGATGCGGCTGACGACACCGTAACGGTCGGAGGAGACGTTGCTCTTCACAAAGATGGTTTCGCTGTTATAAACAATTATCAGGCAACAACTTTTGAAAATACTTTAGCAGACGGGCGATTTGGTAGCGCCGAGATATTAAGATACTCTCCGGGCGCGGATGACACTCTTACAGCAGGGCAATTGTTTTTCTTGCACACAGACGGCACTTGGGACAGCACGGATGCTGATGCAGTTGCCACTGGCGCAACACAAATGCTTGGTATTGGCCTTGGTGGTTCGTCTCAGACAGTTGGCTGTTTAATTAAAGGATTCATACGAATCCCATCTACAGAAATACTAAACCTTCCCGGCTCTGGTGCCTGCGACGGCCTGCCTCTTTATGTTTCAACAACAGCAGGCCACCTAGACTTTACAGCCCCATCTGGAAATGGTGACTTTGTTCGCACCGTTGGTTACGCAATTGATGATGATGGTGGCGACGTTCTTATTTACTTCAATCCAGATGCAACACATGTGGAGATTACAGCGTAATGCTAAAAACAAGAATTGAAGATCAAAATTTAATTTTTACTGATGACGCCATTATAGTGGAAAATGATAAGCTTCAAAATCTCCATGCTGGTATTGAAGTTATGATGGATTGGGAAAGTGGCTTGATGAGGAGGCACGCTGAATTAGTATGCGAGAATGGAGGAGATATACTAGAAATAGGGTTTGGCATGGGCATCTCGGCTAACTTTATTCAAGAACTAAATCCTGATTCTCACACAATCGTAGAAAGTCATCCACAAATTATAGAAAAGCTAAAAGAATGGGCTACTGATAAGCCAAGTGTTACTGTGGTCGAAGGTAGGTGGTTTGATGTGATAGACCAGCTTGGCGTATATGATGGCGTTTTCTACGATACATTTGGTGACGATGATTATTCAAAGTTTGGCACAGAGTCAGTTAAATTTACAAAGCCCGGTAGTATTATCACAGCGTGGAATGCTGTAAGCCAGCCAAATCAAAATTTATATGGGTTCGCTGGTAACGTGACATACGAAGAAATAGATGTAACTCCCCCAGACAATGGATATTTTTTTGGTAACAAATATTATTTATTTAAGGTTGTAGTGTAATGCCAACAACAAACATAACTGCTGCTGCGACTGGTGGTTTTGTAAGATCAAACGTAACCTCTACTGGTAATGACGCCACTGACTTCGCCACTGCAAGAAACAAGAACACGGGAGATGTTATCGATCTCACCGATACCGCTGACTTAATAGGCGGGATTAAAACGACCGGTCGAGGCGCAGCTTCGTTCTCTGTCGGGCGCTTGTTTCACGCCTTTGACACTAGTGGTATTACAAGTGGCGTAACTAGTGTTACGCTTCAGATTGAAAGGGTATCAACAACATCTGATTGCGATCTAATAGTGGTCAAAGCTAGCAAACCAGATACTAGTACGGACTTGGTTCTTGCAGATTTCGATGCTATTCCCGGTTTTACAGATGATGCATCTATGAGTGGAAATGTTACGGAATACTCATCTGAAATAGTGGCGGGTACTATCGGAACTACCAGAACGGATGTGACGCTTAATTCAACAGCTATAAGTGACGTGCAATCTCTCGATACTTTTGCTATTGCTATAATTGAGCACACTCATGACTATTCCAACGTAACACCAACGGATGCATCAAGTTTTGTGTTTCTTGAGGGTGTTACAGGAGTACCGGCATCTGAGCAGCCTAGACTTGTTGTCGTAACATCAGGCGGCTACACACACAATGTTATGGGCGTAGCTGCTGCAAACATTGCAAAGGTTGATGGAGTCGCCACAGCCAACATTGGCAAAATCAATGGTGTTGATTAATTTATAGGATACTACTTATTAATACACATGTCACAAATGGAGCAATTGTGAGCAACAGAAACTATAGAAACCACAGAGGTCGGGACCATAATCGTAGAGAAAGATATACCCCACCTCATGTAGGCAAGAGGCACAGCAATTTAACAGTCGTGCCGAGACAAAATGAGCCAATCGAAAGAGCGATTCGCAGATTTATTAAAAAATGTAAGAAGATGAAGATCATCGAAACATACAGAGAAAAGACTGATTATTATGAAAAGCCATCAGTTGTGCGAAGAAAAAAAGCAATTCGCCGCCAGAGAGCAATTGATAAGGCAAACAAAGCTAACGCAAACAGATAGTCAATTTTAAATTAACAGGATTTTGTCTTTTCTACATACTATTTAGATGTAGGCAAACGATAATATTTTCTTGCAAGGGAATCCAATATGTCAACAATGTTAGAACAAGCTTTAGTAGATGCAACTGCTCTTAGAGAAGCAGCACTTAAAAACGCAGAGACTGCAATTCTTGAGAGATACGCAGATGACGTGAGAACCACCATGGACTCGCTCTTGGCTGAACAAGAGGATATGGGCGACATGGGAATGGAAATTGCCGACGAAGATCCAGAAGGCGACATTCCAGATGCAGCCACTAGTGATCTTAAGGTGTGTCCAGACGATGATGAAGTAAAGACTTTTACTTTTTCTCTAAACGACCTCCGCGACACCCTTGATAAGCTAAGTGATGATGAGGCTGGAGAGCCAGAAGATTCAGAAGAGCTTGCTATGGACATGGGCGCTGAGCCTGAAGAAGAAGAGTTGGAATTGCAAGAAGATCTAGAGTTAGACGAAGAGATGCTATTTGAGTATCCTGAAGGACAAGTTGACGAGCAAGAAGAAATTACAGAAGACGAGACTGCACTCCCAGAAGGTATCGACCTAGATAAATTGGTTGAGGAAGTTATCGTTGATCTTGCTGGAGATGAACTAACTGGCTGGGCAGGACGCCCACGATCAGATGTTGACCACGCCAAAGAAATTAGATTAGCACGGGCTGCTTCCACCGAGGCCAAAGAGCAAAATGAAAAGCTCAAGGCAGCACTCGAAGAACTCGCAGAGTCAAGCAAGGCTGTAGCTAATGAAAACCAACTTCTCAAGCAAACACTTGAGACTATGAAAGAGAAACTTGAAGAAGTCAATCTTTCAAATGCAAAACTACTTTACATGAATCGGACATTGAATAGTCCCTCCCTGAATGAGCGGCAAAAAACTAAAATTGTCGAATCTATTCAGAATTCTGATTCAGTTGAAGAAGCGAAGGTAATTTTTGAAACCCTTCAAAGCGCAGTGGGCTCTTCCAAGAAGAAGCCAGAATCACTACGCGAAGCTATCAAGAGACCTTCTATTTCCGTGCCTAGTAGAAGAAACAAATCTTCACAACGTGATACGATTGTGAAAGAACGCTTCCAACGCTTGGCTGGAATTTCTAGAAACTGATAGATTATATCTAAAATTATACTAAAAAAGGAGGTGATAAAAATGTCAGTATTAGATAAATTAACTGAAGGGATCGTTTCTCGCGATCTCCGACAAGAGGCAGATGCTCTTCTCTCCAAGTGGGAAAAGACTGGTCTTCTTGAAGGCCTCGACGCCGATAATGAGCGTCAAGGCATGGCACGCTTGCTTGAAAACCAAGCGGCACAGCTTCTCAAAGAAGCATCCTCAATGGCAGGAGGAAACGTCGAGGGCTTTGCTTCCGTCGCATTCCCACTTGTCCGTCGAGTTTTCGGTGGCCTCTTGGCTAACGATGTTGTCTCAGTGCAACCAATGAGCCTTCCATCAGGTCTCATTTTCTTCCTTGACTTCACACATAGTACAGAGGGTGTTGGTTCAGGTGTCCGTGGACAGGGCGCTACCGGCGAGTCAGTGTACGGTGGTGGCAAGGTTGGCTTCCAGATCACTGGTGGTGTTGATCTTGGGTACGAAGGTACTCGTGCAATTGGCGCAGCCGCTGATGGTAACCCCGGCCTAGACGTTGGGTTCTACAACCTTTCAACTGGATTCTCTGCACCTACTGGTTCAACCGTGCTTGGTGGTATCACTGAGATCAAGGCACACGCTATTGGAGCTACTGCTGCTTCCGCGTCTGCTGTTATTGATCTTGCTAGCCCAACCGACGCTCAGAAGAAGGCACTTCGTTTCGACCCAGACGTTCTAGGTCTTGGCGATGGACACGAGGCAATTTTTGCTCGCGTCAAGCTTTCCGACATTGAGGAAAGTGGACAGCTTCTTAACAAGCGTATGCTTACAGCAATCTCTTGCTCTGTTGCAGGAACCAGCCTTGATGACCTAATTATGGTTCGTCGTCTTACCACTCTTGGTCAAGATAACGGTTCAACGGACTTCAACGCTGCATTGCACCCAACCGAGGCCGGATATGACGGAAGCGAGAACACTGTGTTCTTCGTCTTCGTTGGTACTGATGCCAATGTTATCTCAACAAACCACCAAGTAGCTGCTGCTCAGGCTGCACCTACAATCCACTTCCCACTTGCGGATAACTTCGGTGGTGCAAGAACCAATGACGGTAACGACTCTGTTGGTACTGTGATTGCTCAGACTGATTGGGGTCTCGAAAACGAGACAGCGATCCCTGAGATCGACATCAAGGTGGACAGCATTGCTGTTACCGCAGTCACTCGTAAGCTCAAGGCTAAGTGGACCCCAGAATTGGGTCAAGACCTCAATGCTTACCACAACCTCGATGCCGAGGTTGAGTTGACCTCAATCCTCTCCGAGCAAATTGCTCTTGAGATTGATCGTGAGATCCTACAGGATCTTATCAATGGTGCAACTGCTGGTACGCTCTACTGGTCACGTTCACCGGGTCTATTCGTCAACCGTGAGACTGGTGCTGAAATTGGTGCGTCTTCTGCCGCTCCTGATTTCACAGGTACTGTTTCCGAGTGGTACGAGACCCTCATCGAGACCATCAATGATGTGTCTGCTAGAATCCACCGTAAGACTCTACGGGGTGGTGCTAACTTCGTGATTTGTTCACCAGAAGTTGCTTCTATCCTTGAGTTCACCAGCGGATTCCGTGCAAGCGTCACTGTTGACTCTGATGCAGGCTCAATCGGTGCTGTTAGAACCGGCTCAATCTCTAAGAAGTTCGACGTGTACGTCGATCCTTACTTCCCACGGAACGTGATTCTCGTTGGTCGTAAGGGTGGTAGCTTCCTTGAGAGTGGCTTCGTCTACGCTCCATATGTGCCACTACAGGTCACACCTACTATCTTCGGTGTCGAGGACTTCGTGCCCCGCAAGGGTGTCATGACTCGCTACGCCAAGAAGATGGTCCGTGGTGATATGTACGGTCTAGTTATCTGTCGCGGTCTTATCGGTGAGGCTGGTGCAACCAGCTAATCGATAGCGATTGACTAACAATCTAACCCGCTCTCTTCGGAGGGCGGGTTTTTTTATTGCTTAAGATGAACTATTAAACTATTTATATATGAACCAATTAAGGTTTATCCTAAGTTATTGCATGCTTGAAGGCATGGCCGCAATTTAGCGGTGACACGATTATAAAAGGAGGGTTTTTAACTATGGGAACGAAAAGAGTAGGCCTCGCAAGAGTTGAGGCATTAGTAGAGAATTTGAAGAGAGAGCTAAGCTTGGGTCAAGCCACGCTCGTTGGACACAAGAAAAACGTCAAGACTATGAGTGATGGTCTTGTTCTAACAGAGGACGACAGTGGGTCATACTGTCTTTTTGCTGCCGCTGCGGCAACTGCTGTGACCTTGCCTGCACCGGCTGTGGGTTTAGAGTTCACCTTTGTCACTACGGTCACAGCGACTGCTGACCACGTTATCAGGACCGCTACCCTAAACACCGATGGGTTTTTGGGCGGCGTGCTCACAAACTCCACTACTGCTGGGCAAGCTGACTGCTTTAGCGCAGACGCTGATGGCAGTAACGACTTCATTACACTTAACGGTAGCACCACTGGTGGTCTAGCCGGAAGTAGAATTCACGTTGTTTGTATCGATGGCGAGAATTGGGCTGTGGACGGCCAATTGGTTGCCACTGGCACTGCTGCTACATGCTTCGGTGACGCACAGATCTAATATTTAATATTAGATATGTTATTCAAACCCCCTTCCTTCATTGGTTGGGGGTTTTGTTGTATGCGGAACTAATTACTGTAAACAGGAGACCTAGCCTATGTCCTTTCCTCAATTGACACCAAGCAGTAATACGAGTGCTGTTGTATTGCCACCTACTGGCAGTACCGGCGATGTTACAGCCGCACTTCCATTCGGAGTATACAAAGACGATGATTTTAAGCAGGGTGCAGCCGCTCAAGTTGCTTACACATATAAGAAGCTTGGTGGAGATGTATTGGACATCGAGATCAAAGCAGACAATGTTTACGCAGCCTATGAAGAGGCTTGCCTAGAGTATTCCTATCAGATCAACATCCATCAGGCTAAGAACGTATTGTCCGACCTTCTAGGTATGGCAACGGGCACATTTGATCATCTTGGAGAACACTCCACTTCAGAGTTAGACGCGACAAGCGGATCGCTGGTCAACATGAAGTATCCAAGATATAAATTTACATACGCTCAGCGAGTGGGTGATGGTATCGCAGAAGAGGCAGGGTTTGGTGGAAACCTAATAGAATACTCAGCATCTTTTAATCTTATCAGAGGACAACAAGATTACGACTTACAAACGATTATATCTGGTAACTCAATTGATATCAATGCAGAGACAACCAAGGCAGTACCATACGGAACTGGTAGTATAGAGAAGTCGCCACAGACTTTGACCTCAAATCAACAAGACAGAATGAATCGTAAATTTAAGATTCGTAGAGTATATTATAAGACCCCAGCTTCAGTGTGGAGATTCTATGGATACTACGGTGGCCTGAATGTTGTTGGAAACTTAAACTATTATGGTCAGTTTGCTGATGACACAACATTTGAGATCATTCCGTCTTGGCATAACAAATTGCAAGCGATGGCTTACGAGGACCATTTATATACTAGGCTATCTCACTATTCATACGAGATTGATAACAATAGGCTAAGGATATTCCCAATTCCGTCAGCAGAAATTCCAAAAACTATGTGGGTTACGTTTACTATGCATCGTGATGCTTGGGAAGAGGACTCCGATAGAAAGACAGGAGTGAGCGGTATCAACAATATGAACACGTTGCCGTTCCCAAATGTGCCCTACAAGAATATCAACTCTATTGGTAAGCAGTGGATTCGTCGTTATGCACTAGCGTTAACAAAAGAAATACTTGGTCAAGTCCGAGGTAAATTTGCTACCCTGCCAATCCCCGGAGAGTCAGTCACCCTAAACGCTTCAGATCTGCTCTCACAGGCCCGAGAAGAGCAGACATCTCTCAAGGAGGAGCTAAAGACGGTTCTAGATCAGATGACCTACAAAGCCCTAGCAGAGCAAGATGCTGCTATGGTTGCATCTGTTGATGCTGTCTACCAAGAAATCCCACTAGCTATTTTCCAAGGATAATCTGAATGTCAGAGAACGAAAAGAAATGGAAACAACCTAATCAGCCTCCTCCCCCTTTATTTGTTGGGCAGAAGGAAAGGGATCTTGTAAAGCAAGTTAATGACGAACTTATTGAGCGCGTCATTGGCCAGCAAGTTGTTTACTACTCAATAGACTTGGAAAGAACAAATTTTCATCCACTATACGGCGAGGCAATTAACAAAACATTCCTGCCCCCAGTTAGAGTTTTTGCTCTTGTAGAGTATGAGGGAATACAGACACAGTTTGATACAAACATTGGTCTTGATAAAGAAGCCTCAATTACAGTTCATTTTCACAAGCGTAGATTGACGGAAGATCAAGATTTGTTTGTGCGAGAAGGTGACTTCGTGCTGTACGGCGATATATACTATGAGATCACAATTTTATCAGAGCCTCGTCAGATCTTTGGGCAAGTAGATCATAAGATTGAAATATCTGCTAAATGCGTGAGAGCAAGGGAGGGTTTGTTCGATGGCACCTAAAGATTATAACAGAGACTACACAGAGGTGAAAGACGCCGATGGTAATCTAAAAGAAATTATTTTTATGCCATCAACGATTGAAACCATTGACACCGCTTTCTATAACTGGGTCAATGAAACCATCAATCCGTCAGCTATAACCAATAAGGGATTTAAGAAAGTTCCTGTTATCTGGATCTCTGCCGAGCGAGCTTTTCAAATTAAAGCAGATAAAGACTTGCGCGATAAGAACGGTGTTGTTAAATTACCTCTTATGATTATTAACCGAACGGACGTATCAAAAGACTCTTCATTCAAAGGTGTCGCATGGTCGCACATTCCAAACTTCAATGATGGTCTCCGTGGACCCCGTGGTGGCGCTATTTCAGTTGCAAGAAGAATCAATCAAGAAAAGACTGCAAACTTTGTGAACGCCGACTCTAAGAGAAAGTTTGGAACACTTGGCTCCGCTACATCCGGCCACGGCCAAGAAAACTTTCCTTTTAGCAATCCCGGTAAAGTTGTGTACGAAACAGCAACGATGCCAATCCCAGTATATGTGTCTGTTAACTACGAGCTAACAATAAGAACAAACTACCAGCAACAATTAAACCAGATCACAACCCCATTCATGACCACTACAGGTCAAATTAATAATTTCTTTATCAGTCATGAGGGGCATAGATTCGAAGGATTTATTCAAAATAATTTTATTCAATCGATGGACGTGACTGGTGAACAGGAAAGCTCTTACGAAACAAAGATTGATTTTAGAATCTTAGGTTATTTGCTTGGCGGTGGGATAAATGACGAGCGACCAAAGATCGCATTCAGAGAAAATGCGGTTCAAATTAGAATGCCCAGAGAGCGCGTGATCGTAGGCGATAAACCAGAGCGGTTGACTAAGCGAGGCATCAAATCTTTTTATAAAGAGTAATTTGGACTTTAGCCTTTACAAATACTATTTATAATGTGAAAGGCTAAATAACGTAAGAGCTTTATATCATCTAGATTAAGGACAATAGGAGAGCCATAAATGTCATCAGAATTAGCAAGAAAGTTTAGATTTGTATCACCGGGTATCTTCCTCCGAGAGGTAGATAACTCCCAGTTACCTAGATTGCCGGATGCAGTCGGCCCAACAATTATTGGCCGATACGCTTATGGTCCCGCGATGCGACCTTTCAAGGTCAACTCACTAGCTGAGTTCGTAGAGACTTACGGAAATCCAATTCCGGGTGCTTCCTCTGGAGACGTCTGGCGCGAAGGCAACAAGACTGGACCAACATACGCTGCATACGCTGCATTTGCTTGGTTGAATTCTGGCGTTGCACCTGCTAACATTGTCCGCTTACTTGGAGACGAGCACGATCAAAATGATGGCACCGTGCTTGCACAAGCTGGTTGGACCACAACTAACCCATCTTCCACCTCAACAGTTCGTGATCCATCCGCTACTGTTTCATCAAATGGTGGTGCTTACGGTCTCTGGCTCATCCCATCAGGTTCTGGCTTGGACGATGCCAGCGGAACATCATTGGGCACTGGCTCCCTCGCAGCAATTTGGTACATGCGAGACGGAGCAATCGCTCTCAAGGGCAAGCAAGTCACTCATAAGCTACAAGCAGATCTAACTGCTGTCACAGGTAACGCTGTTATGCTCCACTCGGAAGACAGCAACTACACTTTCCAAGCGAGCATTATTGACTCTTCTTATAACAACCTATACACTACTAAGTTTAACTTCGACAGAAACTCAGAAAACTACATTCGCAAAGTTTTCAACACTGACCCGATCTTGACGAACACAAGCGTTGTTGATACAACCACTGTCAACGAAGGTCGAGGCAATTACTTCCTTGGCGAGACTTTCGAGAGTAACCTTTTCAATATTCTCGGAGCATCTGGAAATGCATACGGAATGATTCTTCCAATTGCATCTGGTACAATTAACGACGACGCTCATGGATCAGGGTCTTTTGTCGCTGGTTACCATGACCACTTAGAAGGGTTTAAGAATCCTGAAACAGGTTGGTTCTTCTCACAGGATCTATCAACAGACAATACACACTACGCAGCCGAGCGTATGACCAAGCTATTCAAGTTCCACGGTCTTGACTCTGGCGAGTGGCTACAAAACAATATTAAGATTTCAATTGCTGACGTCCGCGCTCCTACAAGCTTGGCCAATCCTTACGGAACCTTCACTGTTCAAGTTCGTAGAGCATCTGACACGGATAAGGTGCCTGTAATCCTTGAGCAATTCACCGAGTGTGATCTTAACCCAGCATCATCTAACTTTGTTGCTGCTAAGGTTGGTGATATGTTCATGGAGTTTGACTACAGCACCAACCGTCTCAGAGAGTATGGCCAGTATAGAAATCAATCTAAGTACATTAGAATTGAGATGAACCCTGCTGTAGAGAACGGCACTTCTGATCCAGAACTTCTACCATTCGGTGTCTTCGGCCCAATTCGCCCTGTCTCATGGCGTGTGCGCTCTAATGACGGTGATGATGGAGCCACTGGAACTCCATTGTTGAAGGTTATCAGCAATGATAGTACAATTGCAGGTGCTTCTGTTGGTTCTGGATCTGCTGGCCGCATCGCAGCGGATGGAAAAGCAACATGTGTGCTTACAGTCGCGGATGGCGATGCTGATGTCACAGCAGTGGAAGAAGAATTCATTACACTTACATCTACGGATGGAACGACTCGTAGATACGTTATTATTGACGATAATGCAACCACTGTGACAACAGGCACCGTTATCGCAGCCGATACTGATGTCGGTGCCACCACCTCACCCGGTGCACTATCAGTTGGAGGTATCGCAGTAGCGATCAACACGACCGGTACTAAGGCAACACAGAATGCTTTCCTAGTTCAGTTGAAAGCTGCGATTGAGGGCGCAACAGGCCACAATGGAAAAATTACAGTATCTGCTGTCCCGACCGAGGCTAATGGCGCTCAATCAATTACGCTTACTCAAGCAACCGCTGGAGAAGCGGGCAACACAGACGTGGCCGAGAACATAGCCGCAGCAGGCGCAACTATGCTTATCCCACAGCACACCGCCGGCGGTGCTACAACCACGGCATTCGTAGGCGGCGCTGATCTCGTTGGTACAATGACCACTGTTGAGGACGGTCTAATTGCAAGTCACTACTCTCCAAATCACGTTACAAGCATTGTTTTTGGTGAGGATGATGGCACAAGCACCGGTCTTGTTGGCGCGTATCGATACACTGCATCATACGAATTCCCAAGAACTCTATTCCGAATCTCGGCTTCTGATGGTGCGATGGGCGATCCTAAGGACGCTTACTTCGGCCTCCAGACTGGCAAGACTCACACTGACTTGTCATTCGACCCCGGATATCCTGACTACGTTCGTCGCCTACCTGTTGGTTTCGCACAGATGGACACAATCACTGGAGCCGGTACTGATAGAGAATACTCTTGGACTTTCTCACTTGATGATGTTAGAACAGTTATCGATGGCGATATTGCAAGATCCGCGTTCTTCCAGTCTGGTTCTAGAAGAAACGGTGACTCTCTAACAGCTATGAGTGGAACATACAAGCAGATTCTTGATGAGGGTCATGACCGATTCACTTCACCTCTATACGGTGGATTTGACGGATTTGACATCTATGAGTCGGAGCCACTTAGAAATACTGCAATTAGTGCAACTGATACACAATTCTCAAACTACGCATTCAATACAGTTAAGAGAGCAATCGACACGGTTGCAGATCCTGAGTTTGTTGAGACCAACCTTATGGTTGTTCCCGGCATCACCAATAAGAATCTTACTAAGCACCTTATTGATACTGCCGAGGCTCGCGCTGATGCTCTCGCAATTATTGACATCGAAGATGTGTACACGCCGTTCACCGAGAACACTCAATCCTACAAGAATCGTGTTGGAAGTGTGAGCAGTGCAGTTACATCACTACGCAACAGAGACCTTGATACAAGCTACGCAGCAACCTACTACCCATGGGTTCAGGTCAGAGATCCTAACAACGCCAAGCTTGTTTGGGTTCCACCTTCTGTCGTCGCTCTTGGAACATTCGGTTCATCTGAAGCTAAGACCGAGCTTTGGTTTGCCCCAGCAGGCTTTACGCGAGGCGGTTTGACTGACGGTTCCGCTGGCCTACCAGTTGTTAACGTATCCGAGAGAGTTGTTCGTAAGGACCGTGACAAGCTTTACACTGCTAAGATCAACCCAATTGCAACGTTCCCGGCAGAAGGAATCGTAATCTTCGGTCAGAAGACTCTTCAGATTACCCCATCCGCTCTTGATAGAATTAATGTTCGTCGCCTCTTGATCTTCGTGAAGAAGGAAGTCTCTAGATTCGCCGCAACAGTTCTATTCGACCAGAACGTTCAGGCTACTTGGACACGCTTTGTGAATAAGATTGATCCATTCCTCGCGAGTGTTCAGACTAGACTCGGACTCACAAGCTACAAAATCGTGCTAGATGATACCACTACAACTGCTGACTTGGTTGACAGAAACATTCTTTACGCTAAGATCTTCTTGAAGCCAGCAAGAGCAATTGAGTACATCGCAATTGACTTTGTAATCACAAGAACCGGAGCGTCATTCGACGATTAATGAAAACGGGGTGGTTTTTCCACCCCACCCACTATATATTATAGTAGAGTATAAGGAGTAATACTTAATGCCATTCTGGACAGACAGCACGGGCCAAGACCCTAAAAGAAATTATAGATTCCTTGTGACCATTGGTAACATGCCAGATGGCGCAACTTGGTACGCCAAGAGTGCGACCAAGCCAGCTTTTCAGGTTACTGAGGCAGCTCATCAGTTCCTAAATCATAACTTTTACTACCCCGGTCGCGTTGAGTGGCAACCAGTAGAGGTTGTGCTTGTTGACCCTGTGTCTCCTGATGCATTGGCTAACATCCTTTCAATTATTCAGGGCTCTGGTTACAAGCCGCCCGCCAACTTCACAGAGACCACCACTATCAGCAAAGCAAGTGCAGTTAATGCGTTGGGCGGTGTTGTTATTCAAGTAATTCAGGCTGATGGCGCAATCCTTGAAAACTGGACCCTCAACGGAGCGTTTATTACTAATGTTTCTTACGACGGGCTCGCATATGATAACGATGAGATCTCCACAATTACTTTACAGTTCCGTTATGACTGGGCAGACTGCGTAACCGCTAACCCAGCCTCAGGCGTTGCTGGACCTAACAACGACTTCTTTAAGTTAAACCCAGCCTAGTTTAAAACAATTCGAGGTGAAATTTGAGTAGAAATAATCAAGAGCGACTTGGCGCTCCGCAAAGTGCAGCCCCTGCACCGCCAATCGCTCCAACCGGCGAGTCTTTCTCGTTTGCGACTCCAACAGAATTTGTAGAGTTGCCTACAGCCGGTAAATACTATCCACAGGGGCATCCACTGCACGGTCAAGACAGTGTTGAGATTCGCTATATGACCGCGAAGGATGAAGACATTTTGTCCTCTGCTACCTTGCTAAAGAAAGGTATTGCACTTGAGAGGCTAATTCAGAATGTTCTTGTCGATAAGTCAATCGATGTTAATTCGTTGTATATCGGCGACAAGAATGCAATCCTTATCGCTGCTCGTATAACTGGCTATGGCGAGACATACGAGGCGAAAACAACATGTCCAGCATGTAGTTCAACAATGAACTTCCAGTATGATCTATCACAGCTTGGGTTAAGACATGGAGATAAGTGGGGCGACTATGCAATTAGGCGACATACAGATGATAGGTTCATCATTGCCCTTCCAAACACAAAGGTTGATGTTGAGGTTCGTCTGCTAACAAGCAAAGACGAGGATTACCTTTCACAACTAAAAGAAAACAAGAAAAAGAAAAACCTCCCAGAGGCGAACCTAACAGATCAACTCCGCATGATTGTTTGTTCAGTCAACGGACACTCAGATCCAAAGTCACTGCAAGCTTTTATTGATGGTTTGCCAGCGAGGGATTCCAGATACTTAAGAATGGCGTATGAACTAATTGTGCCAAACGTAAACATGACACAGGACTTTAGCTGTGAATCATGCGGTCACACGCAGGAGGTAACAGTGCCCTTGTCGGCAGGGTTTTTTTGGCCTGACCGATAAGTACATGGCCAATGTTTATGAGGAATTTTTCCTTTTAAAGTACCATGGTGGCTGGAGCTTTTCCGAGGCTTATAACTTGCCAGTTGTTTTGCGTAGATGGTTTTTAGAGCGACTAGCAAAACAAATTACAACAGAGAACGAGGCCAAGAAAAAAGCATCAGGAAAGAAGACATACGACGTTGGAACCGGGCCTGATCCGGGTAGACCAATGATACCAAAAAGATGAATAAAGGCTGATGTTGAAAGACTTCAGCCTTATTTGTTTTTAGAAACTAATTAATATATAACGAGGGAGATCACTCTATGCAGAATCTTAAAGAGGATAAACTAGAGGAAGTTGTAATTGACTTTCAAGAGATGCGATCACAAGAACTAAATGAAAGTTTTTACATGGCTCTTGGTGCATCCATTCGCCTCGCTATCGATTCTATTTTCGGGTATGGATTCTTCCCAGCAAAGTTAAAAGTAAAAGGCACTGAGCGTGAAGCAAAAGCGTTTGTTAATGCACTTAAGTCTGAGGCTAAGTATGTAAAAGCTGCAAAAGACTATGGACTTACTAACCCAAGAACATTTAAGAGCAAAAATAAATTGACCAATGCTATCAAGGGCTTCGAAAGAGTAACTGGACTTAAGTGGCCGTTTAAGTAGGAGATTCTAAATGGCAATTACTCCAGAAGAAATCCAAAGGTTAACTGATGCTTATTTGCGACAAAAGCAAACTGTTGACCAACTCCGTGACGCTCAAACTAGTCTTGCCTCTGGCACAGAAGCTTATAGAAACGCTACTCTTAGGCTTCAACAAGCAGAGGTTAACACAGCACAAGCTGAATTAGAACTCGCGATCGCACGAAACGAAACTGCCGACACGATTCAGCAAATTACAAATGAACTAAATCAGTCTACGGTTGCATTCGAAGCTAACAAAGCCGCTATAGAGGCCGCAACAAAACAGGCTGAAATAGGCCAACAAACGTTTGGAAACCTAGCTGGCCAGATTGGATTGATGGACGAGAGTGCTAGGCAGTCAAACCTAACACTCAATGTACTCTCAGCGAGTGGTCTCAAGGGCTTAATGAAGGGCGCTGCTGACGTATTGAATCCATTAAATATGTTGCAATCGATTTTTGCTTTGACAATTGAAAGCTCTCTTGAACTTGCAAAGGCACTTGATGAAACTACGTCTTCGCTAAACATGACCACTGGACTGGGTGACGAGTTTCACGATAGTATTGTAGATCTGCAACCAGCACTCAATGATCTAGCGATCTTTGTGCCAGAAATTGGTGAGGCCTTCGGAGTTTTAGGAACTAGGCTTGGAACATTCACAAACTTAAGCAAAGACGCGCAAATGAATATTGGGCGCACAACAGCAGTGCTAGGTAAGTTTGGCGTGTCAGCAGAGCAGACGGCAGAAAATATTGGTATTATGACAGCTACCATGGGGGTCTCGGAAGAGCAAGCAGCTTTCCTTCAGGCTGGCCTAGTAAACATGGCTAATGAAAATCAAATTTCTAGCGTGCAAATGATGAATGACTTTGCTGCAACTGCTGAATCTTTGGCTGCTTTTGGCGACCAGTCTGTTGAGGTCTTTGGTGATTTGGCTATGGCAGCTAAACAAAGTAACATGGAGGTTAGTGAATTATTAGGCATCGCTAGCCAGTTTGATACTTTTGATGGAGCTACTCAAGCTGTTGGTAGGCTCAACGCTCTATTGGGTGGCCCTTTCCTTAACAGTTTGGAAATGGTTATGGTAACAGACCCGACGGAAAGAATAAGTATGCTGTCTGATGCTTTGAATGCCACCGGTCGATCCTTCCAAGATATGTCCTACTATGAGAGAAGGGCAATTGCAGATGCCGCTGGGCTATCAAGTGTTGCCGATTTAGGCAAGGTCATGAGTGGTAACTTTGAAGGCCTAGCAGGTAATATAGGTAAAAGCGCCGAAGAGCTAGAAAAAATGGAAAACATGCAGGCTGACTTTATGAGTCTTACTGATGAAATAAAATCTTTATTGATGGAATTTGCTTTCCCGTTCTTGGAACCAGTTGTGCAGGGTCTTAAATCAGCCATAAAATTTGTTAAAGATCTATCTCCTGAATTCAAAAAGAGTCTTGCTATTGCGGGCGGTCTTTTAGTCATGGGTAAGATTTTCAGTGGGTTTATGTCTGATACTGCTGAGCAATCCGAAGCCATTGCGGCTGGCGGTGGTGGTGGTGGAATAAGTGGCTTCCTTGGAGATGTGGCGAAAGGCCTTTTGCTTGTTGTGGGAGTGATCTTACTAGTGAAGCCAGCCTTTACTCTATTGTCTAGTTTATTTGAGTCAATTGGTTCTGGGCTTTCTGGTCTTATGGAATTAGGACCGGCTTTAGATGCTATCAAGAGCGTTGGTGCAGCAGACTTTTTGGCCACTGCCGCTGGTATCAAAGCTATCAGCACCGCAGTAAACGATATTGAAACCGATAAGGCTGTGGCTATTTCCACAGTCTTCGATTCGGCAGCAGCTACAACAGCTACTCAGACAATTAATTCAGCAGCAATGACTTCAGCGGGAGCTAGTGCAGCAGGAGCAACTGGCCAAACGATGGTCGCAGCCCCGATTGAAATAACTACCAAGCTTATGCTTAACGAAAGAGAGATGGCATCTGTTGTACGGAAGCATGAAACGCTTCTTAAGTTGGCTGATGATGCAACTAACGTGTAGTATGGTCGATAAATTAAGTTTGGCTCTACTTATAAGTGGAGGGTTATAGTATGAGTAAGGGTAGAAAGAATCAGTCAAAAGATACTGGTGACGGTAGTCTTGAAGTACAGGAAAGCTCCCAAAGAGAATCTACCAATGAAGGTAGAGAACGAGGTGGTCTGGCTGGTCTTTTTAACTTTGGTTCACAAAATAGTCCGTTCGAGGCAAACGATGCCAGCGACGCATACGCTCAGAGAGGCTATTACCTAAGGTTTACTCATATCCCATCAGGAAGGCAAACATCTTTCAAAGCTTTTATAACAAACTTTCAAGACTCATATGCATCTAACTGGACTCCACAGACTGCTTACGGCAGAATGGATCAGATCTACACATTCCAAAATACAACGCGACAATTGTCGGTTAGTTTTTCAATTCCTGCCTTTGACGAAGAAGATGCACGGTGTAACCTAACCAAATGTACAAACTTAGCTAGACAACTGTACCCATATTATAGTAATGGTGCAGGTAATAATGCTAGCACCATTGCAAAAGCACCGCTAATGAGGGTAAGATTCGCCAATTTAATTAGAGACGGACGTTTTTCGGGTGACTCACGGGGCCTTTTAGGTAAAATTAACGGGTTTACATTCACACCCAATATTGATCATGGATTTTACGACTTACAGAACTTTCTATATCCAAAAACAATGGAAGTTACCTTTACTTTTGATGTGTTGCACGAGCATATTATGGGCTGGACTGATAATGCACCCGGTCCTGATATTTCTAAGACTAGCACAGGCATATCGTGGTCTGAGGGCAAGGCAGGCTTCTTTCCCTACGCGAGATCTTACACGCAACAAACAACTTCTACAGACACCACATCAGATGCGGATGCCATTGACGCAGACGCAGACGACGTTGCAGCCGCTGCGGGTCTCACGTTCGAAGATCAAGAAGCAGCACTAGATGAAATTATTGATTAAAGTACACACGAGGGTTTAAAAGTGCCATACAGATACACCGGAAGAACAATTATTAGAAATGACTCTGAAACTTATGAAGAACTAGTTTCCCCTAGAGATGTGCCATATGTGGACCAGTACAAGACTCCAAGACTAAAGCACCCTTCTAAATTCGAAAGGTTAAATCTAACCAGAGATAGGCATACTTGGAAGCTTGGTGATCGGTATTGGAAGCTGGCTACAGAAAATTACGGTAGCCCAAAATACTGGTGGGTCATAGCTTGGTATAACCAAAAGCCAGTTGAAAATATGCTCAGTCCGGGTGACACAATTATTATTCCAAAACCCTTGCAACTTGTGCTGGAATATGTTAAGTATTACTGAGGTTATAAACAATGGCTAATGGCGACGAAAAGCCACCAGAAGAACAGAATTTCTTTGAGAACCTTCGCGATTCCGCTGCGAAAGTTATTGAAGTTGCAGGCGATGCCGCTGGCGCTGTCGCAGAGTCTGCCGGTGATATCTATGATGCGGCCTTGGCGGGTGGCGTCGCAGGCGCACTTCTGCAAGCAAGCATCGAGAAAGAAGAACTGTTTCAGAAAGCTGTAGAGGCTTTTGCCGAAGCAGGGGTGAAAAATCTAAGCAGTGAAGAAGAAGAAAAAACCCTACAGAATAGCATCAACGCCAGAGGTAGCGATCAATGCTATCTTGCATATCATATGAAACCTCTGTCGGATTTACATGCTCAGACAATAATAGATTATAACGCTCTATCTGACTTTGCGGGCGATGAAGGTGACATTGTAAACCAAGCTGCTAATGATCTGCTAGCAACTGAGTTTTCTCGTTTCCCACAATTTAAATATAAAAACAGCCATCTTTTAGACACACCAAAGGGACAAATCGCTGAGGTGGTCCCCAAGTTATTCCTTAGGCCAGATACATTAGCTCTACTAGACGCAACAACCGCAGAGTTATCTAATTTAGTGCCGATGGTAAAAATCTATAAAACAGTCTATGACGACGATAATACAACTTATGAAGTGCCTTTTAAGTTTTATAATCATACAGTTAACAAAGACAATGCAAGAGAAGACTGGTATCAGTTTGATAGTTTCGAAAAAACACCAGCAGCAGGTGTTCAAGCCAGATCCGCAGTGGGAATCAAGTCTTTTGATTGGCAGTATATTTCAGGCAACCCAGACACAGTAAAGAAAGACATTACTGCTAAATTAGTATTATTTTTTCAAAGTATGGATGAGTTGATACGATTAAGAAATTACAGCGTGAGGGATAGCAATGGGCAACAAAAGGATGTTCAATATTCGTATCTAGATCTCGTAGTGAATCCTGCTCGCCGTCAACCATCTTCAACGCCAGAATCAATTAATCAGGACACAAGCCAATCCGAAGGTCGAGGCAAACCCGAAGGTGCGTTTAATCAATTTGATCCCTCGGAGTATGAAATTAAGGCATCAGTCGGCTGGGCATCTGGTAAGAACAATGTCAAAGAAATAAGTGAAGAGCTTAAAAATGCGATTGATAATACCAAGACAAATTTGTTTTTATCCTTGACAGACCATGAATTTTCTTTCAATCAAGATGGCAGCTTTGAGTTGCAAATTTCATATCGTTCGCGCCTAGAGGGTATCTTAGAGAGCCCTAAATCAAACATTTTGTTTTGCGACAAAAAGCTAATGAACGAATCGGCAGCATTCAAGCTTTTAATTCAATATGAAGAAGAGATTGAAAAGCTAGGCGGCCAGAAATGTGCAGACAATAAGAAACAATTAGAGGACACAAAGAGAAAGCTGGTCAATATACAAGATAGTTTGAGGCTCGAAACATATAAGTTTATAATTTTAAACATGTTGCGCCCAGAGAGATGGCTAGGATACCAGCCTGTTAGAGATTCTGCACCAGAGTCTGACATGCCGCAAAGGCTAATTTACTCAATGCTTGTTGACCCCATCGGTTTCGGTGAGTTTTCAGATGTTGGAGTCATGCCAGAAAACTTAAAGATACTTGATTATGAATCGGTGACAACGCGAGAGATGGTATTTAAAAAACCTGATTGGGTTCACCCGTCCAGTGAGGCTAATATCAGTGGCGATAAGTTGATATACCGACCAGCAAACCCAGACGAGATGATTATCAATTTCTTTTATTTGGGCGATCTGGTTGAAATGCTAATGACGACCGTGTTTGACACGGAAAAGTACGATTCGATACCAGACAGTATCAGGAAAAAGTATTCATTTAATAGAGCTGAGATAGAAAAACTAAGGCTCTTAATGGGTCCAATGCAGTTTACAGATCCGCGTACTGGAAACATCGAGACGATAAACATTGCTGATATTCCAGTCGGTCTAAGAGCATTCACGGACTTTTTTCATCGCAAGGTGATCAAACAGCAGCTTACAGTTTACAACTTTAAATCATTCTTAAAAGATCTGATGCACGATCTAGTAATTACTGCCTTGGGCAAAGAGTGTTTTGAGGATATCCAACAAACAAACGGACGACTAAGAAGCACATACTTAACAGCCCCAGCCCTTAGCGACGGTAGTGATCCTGTCGTAGCGAAAGGAGATAAATTTGCTGTCACCACTAGAGTGGATATGGATACGATTAATAACAGTAATCCTTTGTTTAATTATGGATCCGCAGACAAACAATTGTCAGACAAACAATTGTCAGAACACTATCATTATGTTGTACTGCACATGCAGTCAAAAGCTGGACTAGTCTATCCGGGCATTCCGGGTGGCCCACAACTAGAAAAGCGGGAGGGTGTGGAACAAACACCTAAGGAACAAGATTTAGACCGTGGTATAAAACATTTGATTATCGGTCGAGATCGTGGTTTGTTGTTAAACGTTAATTTTTCAAAGACAAATGAGCCATTCTTAAGACAAGCACGTTTGGAAAATTCTGGAAGATTCAATCCTATTCTGCAATTATCTGATGTGTATGAAGTCGATGTTGAAATGATGGGTAATACCTTTTTCTATCCCGGCACACAATTCTATCTAAATCCGTTCGGGCTTGGCTATACTGAATCGTTTGGCGTTCCACATAACAGAGGATCTCTTTCTAATATCATGGGCCTTGGTGGGTATCACACAATTATTAATGTATCTAGTTATATTGAATCCGGTGTCTACAAGACATCCTTCAAAGCAAGGTTTGAAACTAACGGAGACGGGTTCAGTGACAATGACAGTGTTAAAGCAGATTCGGGTGGTGATTGCCCAGAAGACTCTAGTTAGTAGGGGAGACGACTATGCCAGATAAAATAAAAGCAAAAAATACAATGTCGTCCCGTGAGTTGTACACTAACAGGACCGAATACAAATCTAGAGCCTTTTCACCCGAGCAGTATGAAGCCACTAGGGAAGGTTTCTTGCCCGCTGGGACTGTTGATTTTTGGTGGGCTGAGAGGGCATTTGTTGGCAGAATCAACACTAGTGATATCTCAGAACCAATCGAGCCATATGTTCCGTATATGAAGCCGTTGAGGACAAAGCAGAACTCTGTGTTGGTTTTAAATTTTGTTGCCGACGCATTTAAAGAGTTCCAAGCAGAGTATTTGTTGCAAATTAGATTCGGCAATTTGCAAGAAGACGACCCGTTTCTATCAGAAATCGAAGCAGTAAAAGGTTATATGTCGATTCGAGATGCGTATAGAGAGTTACAAAAATCATTCTACAACTCTTTTGTTCGTTACTTGGCAGACAATAACATGACTGACGACATACTTGATATGAATGATTTTCTGAGGGAGATGTCTTACTATTTGCTGAATGTATACAAAGCGCCTTTCACTAGAAGTGCATTTATGTTAAGTCGTCATCTTGGCCCAATGGCAAGCGGTTTGTGCATCGATGTTCAGCCTCTGAGCTATAGCGAAGATGAGCCAAAAATTGAGTTTATTAACAGTCCAAATTTTCAACAATTTCGTAGAACTGCCAATCAATATGGATTTATGGTGGACAAGAACGTCCCTTGGAGACTGGTTGCAAATATGAACTCGCCACAAATGATCGAGTATGCGAAACAATATCAAGATGTAGAAAGCGTTGATGATATCGTAAATAAATTTTTTGTTCAAACATCGACAAAAGAGATAGAAAATTTAAAGCTTTACCTTGTGAGCCTATACAACCAATTTGTGTCCGATAACCCAATCGTCCAAAAAGAGACATTTCATCCAAACGTTACTAGTAGGGTATCATATGGACGTTCGCCAATTACTTTGCAAAAGCTTAACGAATGCTATAGCGATTGCAGATGGTTGGAACTATTTATTAAGGTTCGAAACAAGGAAACCGGACTTAATTATTCGACCCCTGCGGAGACGGCCATTATAAGGGTGGCGAAAGATATACAAAAAACACTTGACACACGAGAAGCGATGCGTTATACTAGAGTAAAGTTCTCGGGGGTTGAGTTTTATAACGGTTCTCTATATCACGCGAGTGAGAAGATGCGGCAGGCAATGTCAGGCAAAGATAAGCTGACACCTGAAGAAGTTATAAAAAGAAAAGCCAAGAGTATCAAGAAAGTTTTTTACTAAAACGGGGTTTAAATTGTATTTTCAAACGCTCGACGATAAGGGCGAATGTGTAGGAGTATATAGTGATGGAAAGCTCTACTTTGGAGACCTACCGAAAGGTCTCACTAAAACGTGGAAGTATGCTGAGTATTTGGAAGAAAGCGATGTTGAGTACGCTCATCTTTACTGCGGAGGTAGGAGCCTTAATGACGTTTGTCCAGCTCACCTAATTGACGACTGGACAATTGTCGAGGATAAGTTGAAGGCGTTTTATCGTTCATTTGTGCTGTCAAAGGTAGATTTGAACGATAATTGTTTCTTTGATCTTGTTCCAAGGCAATTCCTCATGCAATACTGCGATATTCGCAATAAAATCACCGAATATGTGTTCGAAACTTACGAAAAGCCAGAAAACTATGACCATATGGTCGAGTTGACGAAGGTAATGTCTAAAATTAGGCGACAAAAGCTAAGTGTGGACGTGTCTAGCTTGTCACACAAGGCCCATGTGCCCAAGTATCGACAAGCAATGAAGAAGTTTGCACAGATTGACCCATTTTGTCGCTATAATATCGACGGAACCAAGACTGGACGCCTTACAACACAGAAGGCATCCTTCCCTATCATGACAATGGATAAGGACTTTCGCTCTATCGTGCGACCGACTAATGGGTGGTTTGTCGAGCTTGATTTCAACGCAGCCGAACTGCGGACGTTAATGGCTCTAGGAGGCGCTGAGACACCCCTAGAAGACATCCATGACTGGAACATGCATAACCTGTTCCCTAAAGGTACAACCCGCGACGAGGCTAAGCAGAGGTTCTTCTCGTGGCTCTACGATGATAACAAAACTAACCCATATCTATCCAAGTATTATGATCGAGATAAGGTTCGACAATTATATTGGAAAAACGGTTCTGTTAAGACCATGTTTGGCCGAGAGATTGAAGCTGATCGTAAGCACGCACTAAATTATATTATCCAAAGCACCACAGCAGACCTTGTTCTTCGACAGGTAATTAAAGTTCACAAAATGTTGCAGGGCATGCAGACTCACATTGCTTTTACAATCCACGATAATATTGTGCTTGACATGCCATACGAAGAGCGTTATAATATACCCATGCTGGTTGAAGAGTTTTCCAACACTGCGTTGGGCAAGTTTTTGGTCAACGTGAAGGCTGGCAAAGACTTTGGAAGCTTGAGGACATTAAATCTATGAACGTTATTGGACTAGGAAAGGCGGGTTGCGCCATTGCGGATGACTTTGCGCGATACCCGCAGTACACAATTTTTAAAATTGATGTTGACATGGTTGGCAAGAACTGTTATAATGTACAAGCACAACCGGGACCAGAAGAGTACGAGGCCAGTGCCCCGTCGTTTGAAGAGTTTTTCAAGGGAGTTAGTGGAGACACGATTCTTGTTATTGGTGGCTCTGGGGATATCTCTGGTCTGTCACTACGAATTATGGAGCAAATCCACCAAACATGTAAAATTACTATTTTGTACATTCGCCCCGACGTGGAGTTGTTGAGCGAAGTAAAAAAGATGCACGAGCGTGTAACATACAATGTGCTCCAAGAGTACGCTCGTTCGGGACAAATCAAGGGCATCTGTTTGGTTAGCAACACTCAGTTAGAAAATATCCTTGACAATGTTCCAATTATGGGTTATCATAAGAAACTAAATGATTTTATCGTGTCCACTATGCACATGATAAATGTTTACAAAAATTCAGACCCTGTTATGGGATCGTTGAGTGAGCCGGGTGAGACAAAGCGAATTTATACAATTGGTATCTACGATATCGAAAATAATCAGGAAAATTTGTTTTTTCCACTTGACAACGTGAGAGAAAAGGGTTATATTTATAGCATCAGTAAGGAGAGGCTTCAAACGGAAAGTGGTCTGCACAAACAGATCACTTCTCAAATGAAAGAGAAATTATCAGACGAAAACATGAGTATCTCTTTCGGAGTTTTTGCTACTGACTATAACAGGGATTATGGGTACTTAACTGCCCACAGTCCTTTGATTCAAAGCTAGTAGGACAGGAAATTTGCTGTTCTAACTTTACTAATAGGAGAAAAAGAAAATGGCTATTGATCTAAACAAGATGCGTGCAAAGCTTGATGCACTACAAAACCGAGGCGAGAAGAAGGATTCTTCTTTCTGGCGTCCACAAGAGGGTGAGCAAACAATTCGTATTGTTCCAACAGCGGATGGCGACCCCTTCAAGGAGTATTGGTTCCACTATAACTTGGGTAAGAACCCCGGTTTCCTTTCACCGAAGCGTAACTTCGGCGTTGAAGACCCACTGAACGACTTTGTTCGTCAGTTGTTCAAGGAAGGCACCGAGGACTCAATTAAGATGGCCAAGAATCTTATGGCCCGTCAGCGTTTCTTCGCCCCCGTGCTTGTTCGCGGAGAGGAAGAGAAGGGAGTCCGTATCTGGGGCTTCGGCAAGATGGCGTATCAGGAATTGTTGAACCTTGTTCTCAACCCCGAGTATGGAGACATCACGGACGTTGAGGGTGGCACCGATCTTGTTCTCAAGTACGGTAAGCCACCGGGAGCGCAGTTCCCGCAGACTACCCTGACTCCACGACGCCGCACTTCACCTCTGTGTGATGATGCCATCGGCGGACCAGAGAAGTGTGCCGAATTGCTTGCGAGTATTCCAGACTTTGACGGTCTGTTCCCACGCAAGTCTCCAGAGGAGATCCAGACCATGCTCGATGAGTGGCTGGCTGGTGAAGACTCCGCTGGTGATGATGTTGTCAAGTACGACAACAATAGCACAACAACTTCGGTTGATAGTGCTTTTAATGAACTAATGAACGCTTAAGGAGAAATAATGTTCAATTTTGTAAATCGCGACCACCTCTTTGGTGCGGTGGCCGGTGCTTTCCTTATCCTTGGTGTCAGTATGATGACCGGCTGCTCCACAGACGAGCTTGTCGATACTGCTGAAACTACGGAAACTACGGAAACCACCACTGAAACCACAGAGGATACCACTGAGACTGTGACAACCCCCGTCGAGACTGGCGATACGGGTTCTGACACTGGCACGGTTACCACAACCGAGACTGGTGACTCTGGCTCTACTGGTAGCTGATTCGTGACCCACGGGGAGGCACAGGGTTAACAGGTGCCTCTTAATTTAAAAGGATGTTATTATGAGTGAAGAAAATAAGTCTAATTTGACAACTACAGTTGCAGTAGTATTGATTGCTATGTTTACAGTTGTCTGGGGTGGCTGGGTCACATCAATTGGTCCTAGTAGCACTAACAACACAGAGACCGTCGCAACTACTGCGACCCCAGCCGAGTTGGTTGAAGTCTCTGCGGAAATTAATAGTGACGGGATTGTTGAGGAGATTGTAGTAATCGCTGATCCAACAAACTTGCCCTCTGATGAGGAGTTAGACATTACGGAAGTTACAACCGCAGAAATCGCGGAGTGATCCCCCGACCGCAGGGAGGCATGGGTTTAAAGATGCCTCAACAATTTAATCGGAGGAAAAAATGAATATTTTAGAGAAGAACAGCACCATTTCTAATTCTTTTCTTGTGGCAACGCTCTTTTCCATCGCAAGCTCCATTGTAATTTGGGGATCTGGTGGCGAAGATGTTGAACAATCACAGCGACTTGCTCTTTTTGTTGGCCTTTGGGCACCAACATTCATGGGCTTTGCAAACTACTACAAGGAGGAATAATGAGTTTATATAAGAAGATTCGATCACTTGGGGTGGCAGATGACGCCATGGTCAACTTCAGTTACGAAGATGGCTGCGACGTTTTCCACTTTAACGAGACTCACATTGAGACTGCTATGAGCGAAACCAATTTTGCTTATACTCTTGCCGAGGCTATCACCGAAGGTGTCTTGTACCGTAATGGTAACGAGATTCTAGAGGAGATGCGGACTGAGGGCTTGCTAGATGATTACGAGCGAGGTGACGAGGCATTCACAGACTTTGTTGCAGAGGTTATTGAAGAGAACCACTGGAATTATGGCTGGATTGACCACTCTACTGAGAAGTACGATCACAAGCGAGGATATACCAATCTTTCGGCAGAGTTTGACATTCCAGTTGAGCAGTTGCGCCGCGAGGTTCATCCTCTGTCTGGCTGGACAGTTTCAGTTCAAACGCCTAACGGCTATTTGACGGTGGAACGATAAATGGCAAGAGCTAAGAAGCAAAAGTCTAACGAGTACTTAGAGTCATACATAGAGTTGACTCGGAATGTATACTTACACCCTGGATTTATGAATCCGGGTACGCTAACTGGTAGGCTTTCCGGGAGGAATC